CAGTCCTTGCAGTCCCTGTTCGTCCGCGCCACATGTTGCTCATATTGCTCCAGCATAGCGTCCACGTTTGCAGGCAGGGCTTTCCGCCACTCACATCTTATAAACAGGTAGACCACCCAAAGCATCTTGTTCTTCGGGTAAGCCTTCACCAAGTTCTTCATCGCATTTTGCAAATAGATAATACATGCCGCATAGGTCAAGATCTTAACAGGATATAAGCTCACGCCGTCATCGCCGCAGAGATACATTATGCCGCGTATCAGCTCTATCACGGCCAAGATAACGGCAAACTCATAGAGCGCCCTCAAAAACTTGTCCCAAGAAAATTTCTTGCATCTTATCACGCTCACGCCGTCAGCTCTCATCCCTGCCCACACGTTAAACATGCAGGCCAACGTCAGGGCAGCCAAAAAAGTGCCAGTCGGCGCAACAATAGCTAATAGGGTAGAGCACAGCAGCGTCCACACCAGCCTCATCTGTTCAGGTACCAATCCGTTCATCTGTCTTTTCGTTTATTGGTTATACATCAATCAGCCACACAATCTCACAGTCCAATACGTCAGGAACACGTCCGCCAAGCCCGCTATCTCAAGCCAATACCACGCCTTCATGTTCCGTCCGTCGTCCCGTCTTCCTGCCCATGCCATTGCTGCAAGCCACACAAGGGCCACCGCGATCGTAACCTGCCAGCAAACCGACAGGCACCATCCTAAGCATCCCATTACAGCCATCCAAGCCGCAAGCACATGCGCGTTATGTTGCTCCTCACTAAGATACCTGGGAACAAGCCCCACCATGATCATGCCGCAGCAGCCAGCAAACGCCGAGGGCAGCGTTCCCTTCTCCGTGTCGAGCATGCACACCATCATAAGGAACGCCGACATAATCATCACAACCGAGAATATCCATCCTCTCTTGTGCTCCGTCGTTCCGCCCAGCACCGTACTGTCCGTCGTGTGCTGGAGCTGATAATAAACCCCGCTCACCATGTCGGGCACGCCGAAGCGCAGCGCTGTGAGCAACAGGAAACCTCCCAACAGCAGGAAGGCCCAAATACTTAATACTATCATCATATATCTCTTTTTTTAGTCTTTAAAATAATCTCAAATTTACAAAATTTTCTCCACACGGCAAAGCCCTGTCGGGTGCAAATTGCCATCCCGGCAAGGCCGTGCCGTCCGTTTCCTCTCACAGCAGACCGAAAGCCCAATACCTCAGCCCCATGCCCACGCCCACTGCCAGGCAGCCGCGCACAAGGTCGCCGCGGTTCCACGTCCCGTTATAATAATGGCACCTGTCGTTGTCCTCCTTCACGATAAGGGCCAGCAGACCGAAGCCGCCGCCAAACGCGAAAGCGATGGTCATATACACCAACATACCTAAAAGGTTTCTCTTTGTTGTCTTCTTCATAACTTATCAATTTTTAATATTGTTAATCCTCCTTTTAAAATCGTCAAGCCGATTTTCAGACCATCAAACCGTGCCTAAACCGTCATCGTCAGCTTCGCAGGGTAGCCCTTAGTGTAGTCGTAGGTCAGCACCTCCTCAACGCTCGTCAGCTCGGCCACAGCTTTCTTGTGTGCTGCTGTCACGTTAAAGCACTCCAGGGCATACATCTCAAGTGCCGAGAGCAGCTGAATGGCCATGTCACAGCCCACCTCCAGCTTTGTGTTCCCGAGCCACAGCGTCGTCGTAGCCTGTCCCATAGCCTTCGCGATGGTCGTTGAGTTCATCAGCCCCACGCGCGTAGCCTTGTCAAGCCACACCACCGCTCCGTTCAACGAAAAGCCGTTCACAGCAGACGAGGTGTCATAGGCCGCGATCTGCTTCAGAACCTCCTCACGCGCCGCAGCCACCGGGTCATGCTGCTTCGTCAGGTCAAGCCATGTCGCGTCATAGACATAGACTGTAACCTCCGTCTTCTCACCGTCGGGAGACTCCTGCTCCCGTTTTTCCTCACTCTCGCCCAGCAGCACCAACGCCTGTCTGCCGCCCTTGCAAATGGTCAGCGTTTGCTGACGCTCCATAAATTCTAATCTCATCATGCAAAAATTATAAATTATTGATTTAGGATGACAGCGAACGCACCAGCATAGAGGTCCAGGCCAGCGCCAGCGAAACGGTGACAGTGAACAGAACGAGCCGAGACGTAGTTGGCGTTCGCATAGCAACCAGCCACAGAGCTGTTTACCTGAGACGTGCCCGTTTCTACATTGTTTAACAGATTTAACAATAAATAGGCACATTCGTGCGTGTGGAGCGAAGAATCTACCGTCTTATAGCAGAATTGCGACATGTTATAGTCGGAAGACTTTATATAATTCTCTCGCATGTCCGTCGCGCCATAATCCTTCTTCTTGTTAAGCCCGACAAGCATCAGCGGCGTGGTGCCGTAGGCGCATTGATAGGCGTTCTGGTTGAACACCGTCAGCGGCTGCACATCTTCCATGCTCTCCGTGCAACGGTAGTCTACATGCGTGGCTCCATCAATGTTATGTATTGTGTAATAGGCGTAACTCATCTGACGGAACTGCCCGACGTAAGGCAAGGTGAAACCGCGATACACGGGTATGCTTACCTTCAGAATGGCAATAGCCCCGTCAAATGACACCTTCTTGTCGGTGCTCTGACAACCGTCGGCAATCTCTGTCTTGACATATCGGTTCACCACAGCGGTCATAACACCGTCCTTCATTCCCTCACAGCGAGGAACATCGCGCACGACAAAATAGAATTTTAGCATCTCCATGCCCTCGCCTGTGTCGAGGTTCACGCTGCCGTCGCTTGCACACACGGCGTTGCCGTTCTCGTCATAATAGAAAATGTTGGCTTTGTTGCCTATCTTGTCAATAAATCCTGCCTTGGCGATGGCATCAAGTATGCGTTGGCCTTCAAGCAGCTGCACAGGGTTGTATAAGGCTGTTGACAAGCCGTTCGCAAGCTGAATGTTCTTGTTCTTGCTTACGACATAGGCCTGTGAACTTAAATAATTGTTATAGTAGGTCTCGCCTGTAGCAGCAATGATCTTCCAGCCGCTCACACCGCTTATCGCATCGTCGTTAAACTGGCTCGCGCTTATGTTTTGCGCTGTCACGCCCGAGCCAAACATCTTCACGTCTGTGTGGTCAACCGAGCCTATCTCCGCAAACATGGTGGTCAGAAGAGCCTCGTAGGTGCCATGGTGCCAGCCCATGTAAGGACGGGCGGTCAACGGATCTGTATTCTTGTTCTGTGCGTTCTGTATGCTTGACACAGCACTTAAGTTTGAAGCGTGTCCCGCCCCTCTGTTTATGTAAGATGCTTTCAGCACAGACGTGTCGGCCGTGCCGTACATTCCGTTCAGCGTCGTGTTGTACACGCAATGGGCCTGTGAACGCTCGTCGCCCTCAATCTTCGCGTTCACGGTCTCGCAAGGTGTCATGCCGAACGCAGGCATCTTTTTTGATTCCACGCCGTACCATTTGGCCGCTGTCTTGCCGATGGCCAAACAGTTCATCTCCCTGCCGTCAATAACCTTCGTCGCGTTGATCACGTTGGCATTGCGGTTTATGAGCATCACGTCGCCGTCGGTGCCGTCAATCTTCATCTCTTCGCCGTTCTCATCGAGGGTCAGACGGCCGGGGGCGCAGACGTGGGTCACAACGCCGTTCTTCACTGTCGCCAGTTTCCACTCAGCTCCCACCTCGTGCATCAGTGCCTTGTCTCCAAACGTCATCTCTGCGTCAGGACTCGCGTCGCCGTTCATCCTCACCATGCCCACATAGGGGTTGGTGTCAACAAACGTCGCCATCTTCTCCTTTAGCTCAACGGCGAGCGAACGTGTCTCGTTCTCCTTCTGACTCAGATTGCCGAGCTGAGTAGAAATAGAAGCGAACACGCCGTCACGCAGCACCTTCATCGTCAGGTCTGCCGTGCCCACCTTGTAGCTCACGGCAACGGTCATAGAGGCGTTGCCCTGGAAATGGCTCATGAAGCGGCAATAGCCGTCTTCGGGCAGCTCGGCTCCGGCATTAAGGCGCACAAGCGGGGCGTATGAGCCCACGGTGGTCTTATATTGGTAGGGCAGCTCTGTCACCACAGCTCCGCTCTCGTCGGTAATGGTCACGCTCTTCGTGCCGTCCTCGCCGTCGGCATAGGCATAGCTGTAGGTATGTGTCTTGCCGAGATAGGTGGCGGTTGCGCTCGCTGTTGTTCCGTCCTCGTTGTAACTGTAGGTGTAGTCGATGCTTCGTGTCTCCACGCTGCTTATCTTCTCTGCAAAGATGCACACCGTGCCGTCCACGACGTTGGGTTTGAACAGATATTCGTTGCCCTTCTCTGCCGTAAACTCGGCGATGGCCCAGCCTGTCTTTGCCACCTTCACACCGTCGGCGCTTATAGCCACATTGTTCTCCTTTGCCGTCAACGTGATATTCGGTCGGTCTGAATATGCGCCAATACTCTCCTTGATACGGGCGACATCCTTCTTCATCTCGCTCGCCTCTGCCTGCTCCACAAGCTCAAGACTTTTCTTCACACCATCCCTGCCTGTAACCTCAAACACATTGGCATTAGTGATTGTGGCATCCACATTCTCCGCCTCACTTGTAGCAGTCTTGGCGTTCTTCACCGCGGTATCAACCTCTGCAATCTTGGTAGAAAAATTCGTTTCCCTCTCGGTTTCTGCGGCAGCTCTCTTTGTTTCTGCATCCGCCCTCGCTGTCTCAGCTGCGGCTCTTGTTGTCTCAGCTGCGACTCTCTCGGTCTCGGCATTTGCCCTGTCAGCTTCCATTCTCTCGCGAGTATTCTCGGCATCGACACGTTTTGCCTCGTCTATCTTGCGTCGTGTCTCCTGTTCATCCCTTGTCTGCTCGGCAGTCACACGACTTTCCTCCTGCTTCTCTCGGCTTGTCTCACCTGTTATGCGGTCGGCTTCATTCGTCTTTCGTGTTTCTTCTGCTGCTGCTCGCATGGTTTCCGCCGAAGCACGTCTTTCCTCTGCCTCCACGCGATGCCGCTCGGCATCTGCCCGTGTCTGCTCTGCTTCGGCATAGCTCTGCGCCTGTGACTTGCGCTGTTCCTCGGCAGTCTTACGCTCCTGTTCAGCAGCCACTCTCTCCTTCTCTGCGTTCTCCACGGCAGCGTTTGTCTGCTCTGTCTTCTCTGCCGCTGTATTGGCTCTCTCGGCAGCTGTCGTGGCTGCGCCGATGGCTGTGTCGGCACGTTTCTCGATGGCGCCCATCTTGGTCTCCACGCCCTTCAAGGCCTCCTTGGTGTCGGCAATTGTCTCTTCAGCATCCTTTATCAGGTTGCCCAGCTCCACCGCTGGAGCAAGCACCACAAGGGCTGTGTCCATCTCCACGCTGTCCTCGCCCTCCTGCGGCTCAAACGCTGTGTCACCGGAAGCGTTGTTGTCAACAAGCTGAAACTGCTCATACTCGTTGCTACGCCAATCGTTGCCAAAAATCTTTCCCTTCACCTCCAAGGCATAGGTCCCCACAGCCACCTTGTCGCCCTCAACACGCGCAAGCAGCACGTTGTCCTCGCTCACGTCAATGGTGTAGCTCAGGGCGATGCGTCTGTATTGGTTTACGATGTTTACCTTTATGTCCGTACACCCTGGTAGGGGGAACGCCACCTTCGCGCCGTCAACAATCTTCATGACAGGCACACGCAACGAAAAATCGTTGCCTCTAACTATCTTCTTCATAAACTCATAACAAAAAAAATAATAAATAATAAATAATAAATAATAAATAATTAAATAATCATCTAAGAAATTGCTCCCTTGCCAATAACCTCGCCGTTGAGCTTCAGCTGACAGCCCCTCGCGCCGCTCGGCTTCGCAATCACCGACCCGTCACTGCCTGTCGTAGGCATGGTTTCGCCAATAGCGTTTATCTCAAACTCGGCCTGCATCAGCTTACCGGGCATGAGCGTCATGACCTTGCCTTGACCCACCTCTGTCATGGGGAAGCTGCTGTCCTTGAAACTCGCTGTGAGCGTCTGCGTGAAGCCGTCGATAACGAGCTGCAACTTGCTCTGATAAATCTTCGCGCTCTCAGACCCAAAGTTCTGAAGCGTCACAGAACCGCTGTAGCTAATCATGTAGTTTTTCTTGGCTACAAGATCTATCGTCGAGACGCTATATCCCACGCCACATGTCACCATCTGCACACCCACGCTGCCCGTCGTCTGACCGCCGCTCGGGCCGATGGCGTAACACACCACGCCCGCCGCGTTCGTAAACTGCAAGTAGGGCATGCCGTCTATCAAGCCAAAGAAGGCAGTAGCTCCGCTCAGTCCGCTTGATGCCGTGAACGCGCCATCCTTGATGATAGCTGTCAGGCTACCGTCCTTCGACACGCTCTTCAGTGACCGCGCTTCAAGGTTGCCGTCCTCGTCCACGCCGAAACTCTTCTCGCCGTGATTGTTCCTGAGCGTAAACTTGTCTGCCGTCATGTCGATCGTCTTGTTCTTGATGTCGATGCCCGTGGCCTCTAACGCACGCGACGACACATCGGCATAGGAGGCAGGGGTCCAACCATTATAGGTGTCGCTCTCGTCAAGCATCAGCTTACAGCATCTGCCCACGCCGTTCTTTCTCATGCCCAGCTCCACGGTCACGTTGTCACAGTCGGATGCCGTTTCGCCCGTCTTGAACGTGTGGTTGAACAGTTTCCATTCGTGTGTCTCGCCAGCCTTTGCAAGGGTCAGATAACTCATGGCATCGCCTGCTCCAACCTGACGCAAACCGAGATACATCACGTCATCAATATCGCTGTCGGCACGCGCCCATATGCTCACCGTGTACCACGTTGACGGCTTCAGGACCACACCTACCCATTTCACGCCGCACCACGTCGTGGTGGTTGCACCCGTCTGGCTCGCCACCATCGCACCCGTGCCTTCAAGACCGCCCAGCGGCTCAAACGTACAGGGAAAATAGCTGTTCAGCTGCTCCACCTCCGTCTCTCTGCTAAACGCCGTACCCGGCAGCAGGTTCAGCCTGCCCACCGTCTCCTGTGCCACCTTTGCAGATATGCTCTTTGCTGTCTGCTCTATCTTGGAGGTATATTTCGTAAGCACGTTGGGAGCCTCGCTCTGCAAGTCCTGTTGCAGCTCGCCAAACTCGCTTTTCAGTCCTCTGACCGTTGTCTCAACGCCGCCCCACACCACGCTCATATCCACGTTCACGGCGATGGTGTGGCTAAGCGTCGTGCTTCCAATATTGATTGTCACTGTCACAGAGCCTGTCGTGAAGGGATAGGTCACGCCGTCTGCCGTATAGGTCGACATGCGCGTCACCTTAACCAGACCAGAGCCTCCCACTGTCGGCCCTGTTGCCGTACAGTTTTCTGAGCTCGCAACAGTTATCCTGCACCTCTCCGTAATGTCAAGATTGCCTTTCAGCACCTTCACCGTTGACGTGTTGTTCTTCGTCGTGTCGGCAGCAAACTCCGTGTCCGACACCTTTTTTATGCCGAGCGTAATGGTCGACGGCGTAGCTGTCACGGTGTAGCCGTTAGCACCGTCCACGCCGTCCACGCCGGGGTCTCCCTTGTCGCCCTTCTCACCCTTGTCTCCTTTTTCACCAGGCACACCGCCCGTCAGATCCTTCCTCCACACCGTGCTCCCGTCCGTAGGCTCTTCCGTTGTACTGCTTTCTTCCGCCACGATGCAGGTCCATATCGCGTTGTTGTGACTCACTTGGTCATAGTAATAATAGACCTCGTTCTTGTCCCACGGTCCGCGGAAGTTGACAAGCGTTATCGGGGAACCGCTCGCGCTTATCCATTTAAACCTTGAGCTAAGAAAGACCACCTCCTCGGGAGAGAGTATAAACACCGTGTTGCTGTATTTGTTGTTGGCAGCACTGTGCTTATAGTCCACGATGCTGTGCAGCGAAATGATGTTGGGCACGCTCCCCTCGCTTCCCGTCGTCTGGAGCATCATCACGTTCGTTCGTGAAGCGTCGTTATTTATTGATCGCGGGTCGCCCTCGGCAAACTGCCTGTGCCCGTCAAGCACAATCACGTCGCCAGCTTGAGGTATATCGTTCGTCTGCACATCCTCGCAGTCGGTAGCCGAGAGCACCACCCACGCAAATTTCTTCCCGTTGTACAGGTCGTTACCCTCGTCATCCGTTATCGTCACGTTCTCGCCGCTCACACCCTCGACAAGTCTCCAATAGCTACGGTTGCCCACACCTTCATAGTTGCCCGCGGCAACGTTGAAAGTCTGGCAACGCGCCTGGTCAAACGGCCGCCAGCCGTTCTGTGTCGCTGTCGTGCCGTCGTCGGCAAGAATGTAGCAACGCCAGCCGATAAACTTTCCTTTTAGATACTCCTCCTTCACATATACTATCTTGCTCGACGCACCGCTCAGATAGACGTTGCCGCCCACGCTGCTCAGTTTCCGTATCTCCAGCTCAGTGAAGATAGCCTTGCCCCACACCATAAGGTCGGTCACGCTGAGCGTAAACTTGCCGTTCACGCCCTTCGTAAAGCCGAAGCCCCGCTGAAGCAGCGCATCAAAGTCCTTGCTCTGCAACGCCTTCAGCACCACGTCACCGAGCAGGGCATCGCCGCTCCCTCCGTCAACATGGGGCGTGTTCGTCTTGTCGCTCCCCGTACCGAAGAACGTATCGCCCTGTAGTCGTGCGTCGCCACGCGCCGTCAGCTTGTTTGTCTCCGCGTTGCCCTCGCTGTCCATGTTGCCACCGCTCACGCCTTTCTTGTATGATCCTGCCGTCAGACCTTTCTCGAAGCCTAAGAGCCCTTTGGCTGTGTCGTCCTTGGTCTTCGAGAGAAAGAGCTTGCCGCCTTCGCTCTCCACGATGCTGCGCGTCTGCGCTATCGTCAGACCGCCACCACCGCCGTTGCCGCCGATAAGCGTGGTGATCTGCTCTTGCATCTTTTGCAGAGAGCCCACCTCCTTGTCTTCGCGAAGGGTTATGTCGTAGGTCGGTATCTTGCCGTCTTCTTCTCTTATCGTGAGCTGACTGATTGTCACGGCACCGTCTATGCCGAGGTCTTCGTCTTCAAACAGCATGATGTCGCCTTCTTTCAACGTGTCGTGAAGGCTCTTCGTGGCACCTGTCGTGTCAAGAAGCGACGCCCTGTGCTGCTTGGCCATGAAGATCTCGTCCACCTTCGGCTGGTAGGTGTAGCGGGTGTAGTCGTTGGCTAACAGCCATCTTATCGCGGCCCACAGCAGCTTCACCGACGCGGCCTCTACATATTCTTTCGGCATCTCTATGCCGACAAGCACAAAATGGTCGCCTGCGTTGATCTGAAAGTCTCTGTAAGGGTAGTATATGCCGCCGTCCTCGTCGCGCTGCATCGTCACAACCCAGCGCCCGTCTTTCTTCTCGCAACCGCTGATCGAGAAGCTGCGGCCCGCACACATGCCGTCTTTCATGACCATGCTGAAGCCGTCGCTCTTCAAGTCGTTCAGGTCCATGGTGAGGGAACTGCTCAACGTCACGCTGAAACCGGGCACCGTCTGACCTTCTTTGAACACGCCGTTGTCGTCCACCGATGAGCCTGTGGCGATCTCGTCAACGCGCACACCGCCAACGGTCATCTCTTCAAGCGTCGGGTATATCTCTTCTATCTTGTTCTTCACGTCGTCGTTGTCGAAGAACACGCTGCCCGAACGCACGCCTATCACATCGGCGTTGCCCGACTCTACCCACGGCCTGTCTTTGTCCGTGGAGAAACGCAAGGCGGCTCCCGTCGGGTTGAGTATCTTTTGGGTCGATGTGTCTTGGCTGTCCCACCACTCCTGCAACGACTGGTTGGGGAAACCGGGCAGCATCAGCTTGTCACAGGCCATGTTGTTCGGCAGATTGGCGGTTGCCGTACTCTTGTGGTCGTCGGGAAAGTTGTCGGCGGTCACGCCACGGGTGAAATACAGTCGCGATCCGCCCTTGGCGGCGGCGCTCACTCTCTGTAACAGGCTGCTTGGGTTCTCGCTGCTCTCGCGCAGCTCTATAAGGCATTTGTCGCCGTCGGTGCTGCCGTCGTTCTTCCGCACCGTGCCGGTAACGGTCTCCCCGTTAACGCTCATGTCTATGGCGTAGACACCGGGCTTGCCTGTCACAAGCAGACGGAAATAGGCCGACAGGCTCGCGCTGTTCAGGTCGGTAACGATGTCCACACCTGTAACGTGCGCGTCGCTCCCTTGGGTTATGTTCCACACGTTCCTCGCGTTCGCCCACACCTCGATGTTCAGTGTCGCATAGTAGCGTGTCGGAAGGTTCTTGCTCGATCCGTAGGCACGGAGACGGGTCACAATCTTCTGGTCCGAGTCCGACGATTGCTCTATCTCGTACAGACCTTTGCCTTTGCCATATTTGAAGATGTTGGCGGTCGGCAGGCCTGCCGTGCCGATGAACACCTCGCGTCCTCTGACGATAAAGTTCACGTCAAACTGGCTGTTCACCAACGAGAGGCCGTCCCACAGGCTCTGGTTGTTTATGCTCACCGACGTCGAGTCTATGACGGTGTCTTCTATGCCTGTCCCTCCTGCCGCCGTGGTCTTGCCGCCGTATATTTCTTCCCAGCGTCTCGCGTCGCAGCCGCGCAGCTTGCTCCTCTGCCAGTTACGCGAGTAGAGCTTCCACAGACCGCTGCCTATCTGCTCGTTCAGGTTGGCTTGAAGGCGGTCAAGCAGGTCGTCTAAGCTTTCTATGTAGAAGCTGAAGGTTGGAAGGGCTGTGTAGTGCAGATTGTTGTCTTTGGTCAATACAACGTCCAGAAAGTCGCAACGCGCAAGCTCGTCGCTCATCGAGTTGAACACGACGCTGTCATACTTGAAGGAGTCGCCTAACGCGCCGCTCCGCCCTTGCTTCACCTTGCCGGGGTCATAGTTCAGCTCAAAGCGCTCGCCTCGGTAAAGGAGCCAGTCGCCGATGGAAAAGTCTATGGCGGTGGGGGTCGCAAAGTTTATGGTGACGCCACACTGACCCATCCACTCGCCGTTATACTCTAACGAGTGTACCTCTATCTCGTCGCCGCTGCGGTCGGTCAGCACGCGCCCGTTCTTGTGATATATCTGTATCTTCATTCTTCTGTCAGTGTTATGTCTGTAACGGGGTCTTCTACGCGGAAGGTGGTCTCTATCGTCACAACCTCAAAGTCGCCGCAACGGTCGAGCTGGGCTGTGTCGTTCACTTTCTTCAGGCGCATGTGCTGGCGCCCTACGCCTGTCCATGCGCTGTACAGGCTCAGCTTCACGCCGCTGCCGTCGCGGCCTGACAGGTAGGACAAGAATCTGTTTATCTTGGCTTTCACGCTGCCCGACGGACCCTTGGCCACCCATTTCACAACCATGTCGTAGGCTTCCACAAACAGACCGTCTTCGGTGTAGCTGTCTTCGCCGTCCTCGTCGCGCCAGTCACGGACAACGGGCTCTTTGACCTCGTAGCCTACCGCAAACGGCAGCTCCTGACACCACACGTCAAACGCCGATGCTATGTCATACACCTTCGATCCTGCCGTCTCTTTTTTTACCAATATCTTGTTGTCCATCTGTCTTTGTATAAATATTCCTCAAATATACAAAAAAGTGAATAAATATACAAGTTTAGTGCATATTTATTCACCTTTTCGTCGCTTAGTTCACATACACTTTCTTCCTGCCGCCTGTCGTCACGGCTCCCATCCAGTCTATCATCTTGTCAAGTTTCGCGTTCCTGCTCTCGGCAAGAACCACAAGCTGCGTCAGCTGGCCCAGCTGGGCTTTCTGTATCTGCCCCATCTCGGGCATCTGCTCGCGCAACAGGTCGCTGATAAGCTGAACGTTGCCGCGGGTCACGCTCACATCGAGCCTTATGGCGTTAAGGTAGCTCGCCAACAGGTCGCCTGTGCCTTCGGTCAAAGTGCTTATCGAGCTGCTCACGCTGCCGCTGCCGCTCTCGCTGAAATCGTAGCCTTTGGCTTTCAAGGCGTCAAGAATGGCGGTTATGTTGTAGCTCGCGTTCTCGCCTGCCGACACAAGCTGGTCTATGAGCTTCGGCATGTCGCTCTCGTCAAGCTTGCCTTTCTGCTCTATCAGACCTGTCAGGTAGTCAAGGGGCTTCGACAGCGCGGTCTCCATCACCTTCTGGCTCAGTATGTTTTTCGTCAGGTCCTTGACAAGCTCCTTGGCTTTCTTCTTGTAGGCGTCGATGGCGTCCTCGCCTTTCTCCCAGGCGCTGACTACGCTGTCGGTCAACTGGCTCGCCCAGCTCTTCATGTCTACTCCGTAGACGCTCTTCAGAAAGTCGGTCGAAAACTGCTTGATGGTCAACGACATATCGCGAAGCTCGTTGTCATAGTCCGCGAGCTTGTCCTTGTCTTTCTTCTTCTTCTTGCTCTCCGCGTCGCGCTGGCGCTGGAGCTCGTCGCGCTGGGCAAGCAACGATGCTCGCTGGGCTTTGTAGGCGTTCGTCGGGTCGTTAAGGCTTGAACGGGCTGCCTCATACGTCTCTTTGCTGTATTGGCTCAAAGAGCCCTTGTTTGCGACGTTCTTCAAAGCCTTACTCATAAAGCTGTTACCTGTAAGTGTGTAGCTCTTCACCACGCTGTTCAGGGTCTTCGAGGTCGAAGCGTCCATCTTCCATTCGTACACGCCGCCTAACGTGGCGTCAAGCAGCTTGTTCACATACTCGCGCATCCGCTCAAGCTCCGTGATGTTGCGCTCGGCAAGCTTGATCTGGCGGTCTTGCTTAGCATCGTGCGCGGCAGCGAAGGCTTTGATCGGACTGGTGATCAGGCTTACGCCGCCCTGTATCACGCCGCCGATGTCTCCTGTGGCGGCGCCGTTGATGATGCTCTTCACGCCGCTCGACATGCCTGACAGCGAGTTCATCACGGCGCTCGCGTCTTGCCAACTGTCGCTCTCTGTGTCGAAACCCAAGGCACCGAACGTGTCCTTCACGTCGTTGAAGGCCCCGACAATGCCCTGTATCACGTTGTCAACCTTGTCAGCAACCTTGACGGCTTTCTCCCAGCCTTCTTTTATCTTCTTGCCTCCATCTTGCAGCTCCTTGCCTGCTTCCTGTAGCGCCTCGCCAGCTTCCTGAAGCTTCTTGCCTTCTTCAATCTTCTTCTGGTCGTTGGCTATCTCGCCCTCGCGCTGCTTCTTCTCGCCTTCGGCTCGCTTGTAGCTGCCGAGGTTGAACTTGCTGTCGCCCTCGGCTATCTTCCGATCGGCAACACCCAATGCTCCGTTAAGGAAAAAGGTCTTCTTGCCTTGCGAGAGCTTGTCAAGCTGTTCCTGTAACGTCTTGATCTCTTTCGTATATTCTCGCGCGTCTAACGAGCCGTCGGCCAGCGCCTGGTTCAGCTTGTTGCGGATCTCGTTCGCTATCACCCCTGCCTTGTCCTTGCCAAGCTCTTCTATCGCTCCGTAGAAGCTCAGATAGGGCTCCGAGCTCTTGTAGGCGTCAAAACGCACCTTCTCTTTCTCGGCATCCCGCGTCTGGCGATAGCGGGTGGCAAGACTCGTGTTGCCGCTCTCGGTGGCTTGCTTTATGGGCTTTTCGTAACGCGAGTCTATGGCGGCGAGCTTCTCCTCGGTCGTCGAGGTCTTCTCTATGATGGTGGCGGCATCGGTCAAAAACTTTGTGTAGTCGCCTTTCACAAGGCTCACAATCTTCTGCCACATCTCGTAGGCACCCATCACACCCTCAAAGTGCTTCTGCGCGTCGGCATCGGTCATGCTCAGGTCCACGGGCTGCCCGTATCTCTTCTTAAAGTCCTCGGACAGGCCGCGTGTGTAGTCGCTCCACAGGGCACCGTCCTTCAACGCCAAGTCGGCAAAACCCTTGTCGCCGGTCTTCTCATAAAGCTCTTGCCACAAATCGGCTTGGCGGGCGCCTTTCTCCAACGCTTCCTTAAAGTTCGCTGACACACGCGCAAACTCGGGCTTCAGCACCTCTGACAGCTTCCATTCAAAGTCTTCTTTCGCAAGCTCGGTACGGAAGGCCTTGCGGTCGTTGCTCGCGTCAAAATTAAAGCCTTTCTTCAGGCGCGACAGGCTGCCTGTGTAGTCGTCAAGGTCTATGAGCTTCCAGTCAAGGTCTTTGTACAGACTGTAAACCTCGTTCTTGGCCTTGCCCTTACTCATGCCTACCTCCTTGCGCAGCTTCTGATAGGCTTGGCGGGCGGCCTTAAAGTCTTTGAGCTGACGTTTCAGGGTCTCAAGCCCCAAGTCTCTCTTCTCGCCCTTCGGCGTCCTGTTGGTCTTCTTGTCCTCCGGCACATATTTATAGCCCAAGCCTTTCCATGCAGCATCTCGAAGGTCGTCATATTCTTGTTTCAGACGCTTGCGCTCCACTTCGTTACCCTTGCCGTTCTTTTTGGCGTTCTCCTCGGCCTCCCATTTGTTGTAGAGCTCGTCGAGCTTGGTCTTCACGTTGTTGCGTGCCGTGTACATGTCGCTCACACCTTTCAGCAGCGGGTCAAGCTTGGTAAACAGCCCTGCCTCGGGGGCTGTAAAGTTGTCGTAAACGCGCTTCTTGAAGGCGTCCATCTCGTCAACAACACCCGTAGAGAACACAAGGTGAATGCGGGCCTCAAAGTTCGACTCGCGGAGCAGCCGCTGCAACGCCGACTCCCAGTGGGGATATTCCACGCTCAGCTGGCTAACGGCACCCTGCATCAGCTTCTCCACCTTCTTCCGGCTCTCCGCGTCAAGCTCCTTGTGGGCGCGGATGCGGTTGGCAATCTCGGGAAATGCGTTGTCTATCATGCTCATGTATTTCTTCGCAAACTCACGCTCCAGGTCATTGTCCTCAAGACCCAAATATTGACTTATGCCTGACCTTATGCGCATGGCTGCATCTTCCGTTATGCCCTCGGCCGATGACAGCATGTTCGACAGACTGGCGTTGAATGCCTCGCGCTCTGTGTCGCTTATGAGCATGTTCGGGTAGAGCTTCTTATATTTCTCTGCCACTCTTTCTATATATTTGTCAAACTCTTCTTCTGCATCCTTATATTCGCCTTGCTCGTCGCCTGTAAGGATGGGCTTGCGAAGGTTTGCCGACTTCTCTATCAGTTTTTTCGAGGCTTTCACAACGTTTCCTATGTTCTCGCTCAGCTTCTCATAGTCATCTTTGTCCTCCGACTTTTCTTTGGCCAGCTTGTTGGCTTCCTGTAGCAGTTTCAGCTGCTGCTCAAGATACCGCAGACGCTCCTTATGGCTCGCTATCTCCTCGGCGTGCATGGCAAAGGCCGACGCGCTCTGGGGCGAAATCTCTTTCAGCTTCTCTTTGTACGAGTCGATCATGTTGTCTATGGCCTTGTCGTCACCCTCGGCTATGGTCTTCGACACGTCGTTGTCGCGAAGAAACTCACCCATCTGCTTGGCGCGGTCTTGAAGCTCGGCAGCGGTCTGCTCCATCGCTTGCTTAAGCTCCGCGTTCTTCTGCTGATAGTAGGCGAAGATGGCAGCCCCCGCCGATATGGCTATGCCGGGCAAGCCGCCGAAGAAACCTAATATCGAGCTGAGGCCTGTCTTCAGACCGTTGGCAACAAGACCGCCCAACGCACCCCATTTGGCGCCGCCGCCGTTGAACCACCCGCTCATGCCTTGGCGCATACGCTCCTTGAAGCTCAGGCTCGTCGTCTGACCCTGTTGCTTCAGAAGGGCCATGTTCTGCGCATACATCTCTTTCGTGATGCGGCCGCTCACATACAGCCGCTGAAGCTCTACCTGAGTGATAGCCCGCGCCTTGGCGAGGGCCTTCACGTCCTCGGCAGTGATCATGTTGCGGGTCTTCAAAATCTCGCGCTCGACGCCGTTCAGCTTCTTGCCTTCCAACGCCTTGCGCTGATACTCTGTTGCCATGCTGTTCTTCGCGCTCAGAAGGCTCTTTTCCAAACCGCCGCTCAGGCTGCGCCCAAGGCGACCGAGCAAAGGGCCTGCAAACGCGGCGGCTACGACGGGGGCCAGGCTGTGCAACGACTGCACAAGCCATGTAACAAGGTCTATGATGTCTTTCAGACCCTTGCCCATAAGGCTGTTGCCGCTCGCAAACTCGCTGAGCATGATCTCCCATGCGTCTTTAAGCTTGTTGTAACGGCCTAACAGGGTCTCGCTCAGAACCTGCTGCATGTTGTAGAACTGGCCGCCAGCGTCGGTCATCTCCCAAAAGATGTTCTTCACGTCTTCAAAGTCTACGCCACGGCCGCTGATACGGCTCTTCACCTCGCTCGTCGTCACCTTCCGTCCTTCGCGCTTCGAGTAGTAGTCGCTCAGCTTGTCAAGCAACGGTATGCCTGCATAGGCTATCTGGCGAAGCTCCTTGCCGTCAAGCCAACCGCGGGCCTGTACCTGGCCAAACGCCAACGCTATGCGCTCAAAGCTCACACCAAGGCCTGAAGCCATGTCGGCCAGACGTTTCGTCGTGTCATACAGGTTCTCATATTCCACACCATAGGCGGCCAACTGCTTCACGTCCCTGTTCAGCTCGCTGAACGTGAAGGGCGAGTTCAACGCAAGGTCTTTCACCTGGTTGAACATCTGGTTCGCGTTCTGCATGTCGCCCAAGATGCTCTGCAAGGCGATGTGCTGCTTCTCAAGCTCACCGCCTGTCTGGATCACGCTCATCACAAACTGTTGCGCACCGTACACAATGCCGCCCTGCATAAACAGGCTCTTCAGGTCTTGAACAACGCTGCTCATGCCGCTCGCCTGCCTCTTCGCTTGCTCAAACGCTTTGGCGAGGTCGTTGCGCACCTTGGCGGCGGTCTGGGCTATCTCGGCTTGGTGCTTCCGCTCCAAGGCTATGCTCTTCTCTTTCTTCTCGTTGTTGCGGTCTATCTGGGCATTGACCTCTCGCTGTGCTCTGGCCGTATCGGCAAATGCCCTTACGTCTCGGCCGTTGCCGATATTGCCGACCCTGCCAAGGTTGTTGCGCCAGTCCGATGTGTACAGGCTCGCGTTCATATCTCTCAGTATGGTCAGCAGCTGCTCGGCACGAGTTATCTGGTGGTCTATCTCGCGGGTGTCGGCACCACGCCCGACGGAGCCAAGGCGGGCTTCCTTCATCTTGTCCATAACACGCGACAACGACTCCATACGGGCCTCCGTCTTCTCTATCTCTCGCTGACGCTGACGCTCGGCGGCAACGGCTTCTCGCGCGTCCTTGGCTTCTTTGCTTTTCCTGTCGCTCTCGGCTCGCTTGTTGGCTTTGTCTCGGGCAGCGTTCAGCTCGCGCTGGGCTTCGGTGGCCGTCGTCAGACTCGCCTTCAGCCTGTCGGCTTGCGCCGCATACCACTCATAGCTGGCTCTGCCGCCCTTGCCCATCAACGCCACGTTGGCGCCCTCTATCTGGGCTTTCAGCTCTGTGGCCTCGCGAAGGGCTTTGTCTAAGGCGCTCACGTCTACACCTAATCCTAAACCCTGCATGCCGACACGCTCGCCACGCCCGATGCCAAGCTCTAAGGAGGCATAGAGACGCGACATCCTTGTGGTGTCTGACGCTATACGACGACGCTCGGCTTCGGAACGGCGCTCGCTCTCATTGGCCGACCGCTCCTCTGAGCGGCGCTTGGCCTCCTGGAGCTCCATGTAGCGTTTGGCGTATGCTGACATGTCGCGGAGGTCTTGCTCACGGGCTTTTTGGGTGGCGCTAAGCTCCGACGCCATCTCTCGCTCTACCGAACGGGTCGCCGCGAGGGTTATGCCTTTTTCTCTTCCGTAGTCGCGCTGGGCGTTTCTGGCCAACGTCTGCTCTTTGCTGATCTCTGAAAAGAGGTTGGCCATATATCCCTTGTCGGTGAGCTTACGGCTGTTATCGCCCATCAGGCTGTACAGCTCCTTCAAACGGCTCTCAAGGGCAAGTATGTTCTCGGGCAGCATGTCGGTCTTGAAACCTTTGAGCATGCCTTCATCCATCAGGCTCTTAAGGTCGCGCACCTTGGTCTCTAAGTTGGAGATGGCGATCCATGCGCGGTCGGCGTTGTTGGCAAATACCGACAAGGGGTTCTCCTTGGAGAAGGAGCTGAGAACGTCCTTCACCTCGCGCATCGTGGTCTGCAACGCCTTCGGCAGGTTACCCATAATCAACGAGCCGTCAACACCCTTGCCTTCTTTCACAATCTTGGAAAGCGTGAGGCTAAACTCGTCAAGCAACGCTTTGGCTTGTTTCAGCTTGCTTGTGTCTATGTTTGGCTGCTTGCTGCCCGTCTCGCTGATCTCTTTCTGCTTCAGGTAGATGCGCTGAACAAGGTCAAGATAGGTCTGCGCGTTCCTTATGGCCTCGCGCGTCGAGCGGGTGGGGTCGCCTTTAAGCTGCTCGCCACCAGACGTCGCCTCGCGTACCTTCTTGCGCATCGTGGTCTCAACGCTCGCAAGCTCGGCCGAGTAACGCGCGGCTTTCTTCGCCATCTCTTCAAGGCTCATGCCGGCTGCCTTGCCGCCAAGAAGGGTGTTCAGCATCTTGTTCACCTCGCCGTTGGCTTCGCCAGCCGCTCTGCCTACCTTTTCAAGGGCTTCCGCACCGCGAATGGCTTTCAACGACGAGCTGACGGCCTTCGCGCTCTGACCGCTGCTCTCAAGAACCGTCTGGAGGTTCTTCAACGCTGTGGTCAAACCCGACGCGCTGCTGCTGTCCTTCAACGCCTGACGAATGCCTTCAATGGCGGCCTGTACCTTTTTCGCAACTTCGTCTGTTCCGTTAAATTTCTTCTGTATCTTGTCAAGATCTTTCGTGATGGTCTCTTTCAGACCTAAACTCATCATGAGATCGCCTACATTTCCGTCTGCCATGTTTCGTTTCGTTTTTGTTTAGTTTCTGCTTGTCAGTTGCGCAACCACTCGCTGAGGTTTATCTTCTTGCCTACCATGCTGCCCTCGGCTGCCTTGCGGGCTGCCCAACGGTCATAGAGGTCATCCATCTCTTTCTTCGTGTGCTTCACGCTGCCGTCGGCGTTGCGCTTCTTCTCTTTCTTATACACTATCAACGGCTGGTCTGACACCATGAGGTCTATCTGGGCCGAGGTGTAGCCCCACCAGTAGTCATAGGCTCTCACGCCGAAGCGCGACGCAAAGAGAAAGGGATATTTCTCGCCTAACGAGTAGGCGGCGCCCCAGCTTGTGCGGCTCGGGTAGCTCTCGCTTCCTTCGTTGTCATCGTCATCATCACGTCCCCCATCCCGGTCGCTAATATGGTAAGCAGTGAGCAGGCTAACGATGGAATTTTTTTTTTACCCGCTTCAACAACGCGCAACAGCTCAACAACGTCGGGGTCGCGCACATAGTACAGCCAACGCCAGTAGAACCAGTAGCACAGACGGAGCTTGAAACAGCTGTTCAGCAGTATGATGGCGCACAGCTTCACGCTCTGCTTCCATTCGTCCTGCTCGCTCTGTACAACATGGCTAAATTTCCTTAGCGTTCCCTTGTGCAACCAACCGATCGTGCGTTTCTTCCCCATAAACAGCACCTCTTCGGGGGTGGCTTCCAACACGCTGTCCAAGAGCTGCTGAAACTCTACAGCGGGCTGATCCACTTTCTTCTCGTCTGACATATCTTACGTTTTTTTTCTGGTTCGTAAATCAAAAAGGCGGGGGGCAGAAGCCGTCTTCTCAGCTCTCTGCTCCTCGCCTTCTCTGTTATCCTTCTTCCTGTCTGCACGCGTCTTACAGACCGGTGGCCTTGCTAAGCCATGCAATACTCTTCTTGCCTGCGCCCTCGATAGAACCCGAGAACTTGAACGCTACGGGCTTCGTGCCTGTCTCGTCCCACTGCATGGTGGCATACAGGGCGATGTTGGTGATGACCATGAGGTTGGCCTTGGTCTCGTCAACAATGATGATGGTGCCCTGAATCTTAAACTTCTTAAGCTCAAGAGCGGTGCCTGTAAAGCCTGTGGTGGCGTCAAGCTCGGTGTCGCCTGTCTTCAAGGTCAGCTTGGTCAGGTCGCCAACGGCGTCACTGCCGAACATCGAGACAAGGAGCTCTTTCGCCTTAGACGGCACAACAAACTCAACGCTAAAGTTGCCAAGCTCTGACGTGGTGGCCCAGTCGCCTGCCAAACCGATAACCTTATAGTGGTTCACGGTCGGGTCTTCCATCGTCGCCTTCAACGAGTCTACCTCTACGGGCAGCTCAAGGTCTGGGGTGATGTCAAGGGTCGCCTTGCTCAAGTCGGTGATCGCTTTTGCGTAAAGCAGGGTCTTAGGGCCTACAAAGATGTCCTTCAACTCTTCAATCTTCTTCATTGCCATAACTTTTCTATTTTTTTTAATCGTTAAACCTAATTTGTTTTTTGTGTCTATCTCGTTCGTAACATTCCTTGCACTATCGTCACGGAAAATCCGTCGCCATCATCGGCCTGCATCGTAACTCGCGGCTTCGTCAGGACCAAATGGTCGGTAATGATAGGAAACTGACCAAGAACCTTACTCACTTTCGTGTCCACTGTTGACACGTCTAAGGTCGATGGGTTCTTCGGTGTCACCTTGTCGCGCACATATACCTCTATCTGGGCCGTCGTGCTGTAGTCGTTGAAGCTGCCGTCGCTGTTCATCTCGTTGTTGAAAATCATAGACGGGAAACTGACCACTATGTAGCTGTTCGGGCGGTCGTCAACCGATTTGGGACGGCTACGCGCATAAACCTTGTCGCAAATGCCTTTCACGGCTGTGCCAACGTCGTTGTATAGGGTCTTTATGCTTATCATAGAGTTACATCTTACGGAAATATCTTACCATATAGTCTCTTAGCGAGGTGATGACATCGTGACCGCGCTTCATTTCGACAAACTTCGCGTAGTCCACGCCTGCAACAAGCAGCATCTGCCAGGTCAGGTGGCCGCCGCCTCTGCTGTGCTCGTTGTACCATAACAGGTCCTCGGCTGCCGATGGACCGTTTTGACCGCCTTCGCCATACTGGCCCTTATAGGGCTTGCGGCCTGAATCTTTAAAGGAAAAGGTGCTGCGATAGTAGCGGTCAAGGTTATAACGCTCGCCCTTGGCGAGGGTCATACGGGTCGGCTCGGGACCGATGGTGTAGTGTATCGACTGCAAAGAACCGTTATAGTAGGTGCCTATGGCGGTGGAACGGAACAGGTTGCCTGTCACATCGCTGTAGTCACGCAGCTTGTCGGCCATGGAAATGGCTTTCTCGGCAGCACGGTCCATCTTCTGCTGCATCTTCGCCACTGCCAGCTGACGGACCTTTTTCTTGACGTTCATGAATTGTTCTTCCAAACTTGCCATACCTCACACTCTTCTAAGTTTCCAATATACCACCGTGCGGTTGTTGTCACCCTCACAGTCTGTTATGATGCCTGTCTCCACATGGGCGCCTATCCGTACCTCTATCATGTCGCCGTCAAGAGGGAAGCACCCCTCGCACCAACCGTCATAACGGACGGGAATGGACGCCTTGCGCTTGTTCTCGTCAACGCGCTCGTCGCCTTCTGTCGTCGTGTCGGTGTAGCTGCGACCGACGCCATCATAAAGAACGCTGACGCTGTCACCAACAGGCAACGACTCGTCGCCGAACGGGTCGTCTTCGCTCGCACGGCCGACGCTCAAGCGCGTTATCGTCACGCGGTGGGGGTAACGGGGGTTGTCTATTCTCTCTTTACGCATGTCCTTACGGTCTATTTGTTGATGTGGGGAAGACGCATGCCATACAGACTGACGTTGGAACGCTTCACACCGTGCGACGTTATCTTGAATGTGCAGCGGTGCTTCAACTTCGAGGTCGGCTCCAGCTCTTCATATATCGCGTTGGCTTCGGCCTTCAGGCGCGACAGGTCCGACGGCGTAAGCTCATAACCGCCGCCGCCGTGGCTCCACCCGTTGTCCGAGTCGGTGGTGTTGTTTACCTTGCTCGGACCTAAGATGAACCATTTCAGCAGGTCGGCATAGGCTAAACGCACCTCACGGCGAGGGGCTTCGCCATACTCCATCTCGCCGTCGAGGCCGCGGTCCACAAGGATGGCATGAAGGGTCTCATCGGGAACCTCAAACTTTACCTTGTTTATCAATGCCGACGATACGGACAGATAGGGAAACGGTGTCTGTGTCATGTGCTTGTCTTTTTTTCTGTGTCAATAGTGGGGGAGAGGGCGCTTAAACCCTCTCCCTGTAAATGGTCTGTTAGCCCTTCTTCGTGATGTCGATGATCCAACGGTAGGGGAAATCAAGCATCGCGGGAACAGCGGCAAACATCAGGTCGGTGTGCCACTCCTGATAGTCGCCGTTGGCGATGGTCGAGTTGCACAACAGACCGATGCCGTTGTTCGTGCGGGCAAACACCTTCTGAACGATGCTGTTGCCATATTTCTTGAACATCGGCTCGTCGGCAACCTGCTTGCGCTCATACTCAAACGCATTGCCCGCGGGGCGCAGCACAACGATGTTGTCTGCCCAGCCCTTGACCTTCACAACGCTGCCGTCAAACTTGATGTTCTGCTCTTCCTCGTCAACGATCTCTATCTGCGAGATGCCCTGTATGTCGGCAAAGGCCTTCAGGAACATCTCGGTGTTCACACCGTAGTCCTCAACATAGGCCACATAGTGGGCCTTGCACCAGTTCTTGTACAGCTCGCTGATCTGCTTGTTCGCAAGGAACACGTTGTAGAACGTGTTGTAGGTCATCTGCCATACAAGGGCCAGACGGTTCTGGCCAAACTCCTTGCGCCAGTCGCTCTCGATCTTGCGCATCTGCTCAAGGATGTTACACTCGGCGTTCGCCCACTCTACCTTGCCACACTTGCGGAAATTGTCTGCCGACAACGGAACCTTGTGAAGGGGCGCCTGAATACCGCGACCTATGCCTGTGTAGTCAAGCTCGCCTGTCGAAGCAAGCTTGGCGGTCATGTAGTTCATGGTCATGTCAACCGAGTTCATAAGGTCCTGAACGTCGTCGCGCCACTGCATCACGAGGTCGCGGTCGTTGCCAAACTCCTCAAACTGCTTCTCGCGGTAGTTGCGCTCCTCGGCGGTCTCCTTGAAACCGTCCGTAATAAAGTCGGGAATGGTTGCTGAATACACCTTCATCTCGCCCTTGTCCTTCTGGAACGACCCGGCAAGGGGCGCACGAAGGTTGGCAAGGGTCGAGGCACGGAGAGCGCTCGCTTCTACCGTGAACGTAGCAACGCCCTTGTGGTTGGTGGGGGTAAGGTCGGGGGCTATGCGGCCCTGGGTCAGATACCAGCCGTAGTTCACATGGAAGATGTCCTTCTCGTCAATGAACTTCTGCAAATATCTGGTGTTCTCGGGGTCGCTGAAAAAGCGGGCCTTACGCGAATTTTTAAAATCAAACTTTGCCATGTCTTTTAGTTTTTGTGTTCTGTCTCTGTTCGTTTAGTTCTCTGCATACCACCACTCGGGGTAGCGGCTCTTGTTCATAGCCTCCAACGCAGGGGGGATCGGACTCATCCTGCTCTTCCACATAACGACGTCGGTGCCGAGAAGGCAAAAGTCGTTAAAGTAACGGGGAGCATGATATTTGTCACTGCCCGACTGGGTGAAGAACGGCATGTCAACATCGCAGGGAGCGAAGCAGTTGGGATTTGTAACCATCGGCAGAACGCTCGCGCCTGACGCTGACGCCTCTACCAGCACGGTGCCCGCGGTCAACGTGCCAAGGGTCTCCGACAAGGTCAGCTTCCACACCTCCTTGCCGTCCTGCTCCTCTTCTGCCACGGCGGTCACGGTCACACCCTTCGCCTTTGTGGTGAAGGTCTTCTGACCTACCATCAGGTTGTCACCGACAAACGGAATGTGGTGATAGCCGTCGCGTGTGATGTAGATGGCGGTGTCGGTGGCACCTGTCGTGGCTTTGGCTACCTCGTAGCTCTTCAGCACCTTGACGGTGCCGCCGCTCTCGTCGGCAAAACCAAGACTGTGCTCAATGAGGTCGCCTGCATATATCTTTGCAGGACCGGGGAACGGGTTCTTCAACACTCCACCGATGGGAGGACGGCGAAACGCCTCCTTCACGGCACCGGGTAGGTCAACGAATACATGGCGCTGACCGCCAATGGTCATCTCCGACTGCAACACTACAGCGCCTGTGGCGTTGACGGCTCCCTGTGCCATCATCTGTCCGTAGTAATCATTGCTGTTTTCCATAACTTTTCTAATTTAGTTTTTCTGTTTCTTTTTTACTTCTCTTTGCTTTTCGCTGGCTTGATGTCGTCCCACTCGTCTGCACGGATGCCGCGGTCGCCTGTCGGCGTGTCGCTGCCACCCTTGCGGGGGATGGCGCTGTTGCCTGTGGCGCGTTTATAGTCGGTCGTGTATATGCCCTCGGCCTGTGTTATCAGCTCTAACACGTCGGCGTCTTTGTCGGGAATGGTCAACTTCGACATCGCGGTGTCAAGGAAAAAGTCGTTCAGCTCAAGCTTCGCACGGTCAAACTTGTCTTTCAGACCCTTGCGAACGGCGGCTTCTGTGGCGGCGCGGCTCGCTTTCTTGTCGCGCTCGGCGTTTGCACGCTCAAGGGCTTCAAGCTTCGCAAGCAGCTTGTCATATTTGTCGTCCGACGAAGATGATGAACCTTCTTTTGGCTTCTCTTCGCCGCCGGTCTTCTCGCGCCGCTCCTCTTCTTCCTTCTTCTTGCGCTCGGCTTCCTCACGGCTCTTCTTGATCTCGTCTGAGACACACTTGTGAAGGTTGCCGTCCATACGCTTCAGACGGGTTGCCAGCTTGGTAACTTTCTTGGCATTCGTTGCCGCGTCGTCACCCATTTCGTCCAGTACATCATTAAGTTCTTCGGTAATGGTCTTCTGGCTCAACGATTTGAACTTGGTGGTGTCTACCTCCTTGTTCACTAATGAAAGCAGTTCTTCTACTGTCATGGCTTTTTTAGTTTTTGTGTTGGTTTAAAGGCAGTGCTTCTACCTCTCTTTGCATAAATATACATTTATCTTACGCAAAAATATGAATAAATATACAAAAAACCAAAAAATATTAGCTATTTTTGCATAAATATACAATAAATCTGAATAAATATGCAAAAAGCGCAAACTAAAATATTGTCTGGCCTCTTCCTTCCCTCGGGAGAGCCTGTCTACACGCAAGAGTTCGTTCAGGCTCTTCGCGATGCTGACAAAAAACACCCCGACAAGCTGAAAATTATAGCACAACGGGGAGGACAGGAGCGCATGCTTGCAATCGACGCCGACATAAAAATCGTGGGAGGCAGCCGCGGCGGCTCTAAATCGTTCTCTTCGCTCATGGAGGTGCTTAAGGACATCAAGAACCCCGACTTCCATGCCACTATCCTCCGTAACGAGAAGGATGACCTTCAGTCGCTCGTAACCGACTCTTATAAGCTCTTCTCGCAGTTCGGAACATACAACAAGTCGCAAAACGACATGACATGGAATTTTGCCAACGGGGGATGGCTCAAATTCTCTTACTACGCTGGAGCGTATCAAGACTTCAAAACGCGCTTCCAAGGACGTCAGTTTGCCTATGTCTGCATCGACGAGGGTACGCAATGCCCGTACAAGAAATTCAAATATCTGCTCACAAACAACCGTAACGCTTCGCATATCAGAAATCGGTTCTGGATAACCTGTAACCCTGACCCTGAGTCGTGGGTGCGAAAGTTCATCGACTGGTGGATTGACGACGAGGGCTTCATCATCCCTGAACGCGACGGTGTCATACGTTTCTGCTTCATGGATGGAGACACGCCCGACTCTATCTATTGGGGAAACACTCGGGAGGAGGTCTACGAGCAATGCCGCGACATCATCGACAAGCTGTGGAAGGATAGTTACGCGGAGCTGGGCTATTCTAAGCTCGACATGTTCATAAAATCTGTGACGTTCATAAGGGCAGATGTGTCGGAAAATATCAAACTTATATCTACTGACGCTTCTTATATCGCTAACCTCGCACAGCAGGATGAGGAGCAGCGCATGCGTGACCTCGAAGCCAACTGGAACTATAAGGCGGCGGGCGATGACATGATTAAGAGGGAGGACCTGGAGGAGATTTTTGACAACGCTCAGCAGACGGGCGACGGGGTCAGAAGGGCTTCGGCGGACATCGCCTTCACGGGAGGCGACAACTTTGTCATGTGGCTGTGGATAGGGCACCATTGCGCTGACCTGGTGGTCATGAGGCTCGACTCGCAAACGCTCGTCTACACGGTCATGGCGAAACTGAGAGAGTGGGGGGTCGAGGAACGTAACTTTACCTATGACATGCAGGGCATAGGACAGTACTTCAAGGGCTTCTTCAAGGATGCCGTCCCCTTCAATAACCAGGCGGCGCCTATTGCGGCAACAAAGCAGGAGGAGAAGGGCATCAAATATCTCTATAAGGACCTTAAGTCGCAGTGCGCTTTCCTCTTCTATAAGGCTGTAAAGGACAAGGGCTTCTCTATCGACCCTGACCTGCTTGAAAGAAAATACTCGGGCAAGGGCTTCGACAAGGTGCCGCTCAGGCAAATCCTGCAAAAGGAGAGAAAGATGATAAGGAGGGACGAAAATAGCTATGACAAAAGCTTCAAACTCATGCCTAAGGACATGGCGAAAAAGATTGTCGGACACTCACCCGACTTCTTCGAATCGTGGTTCTATATCATGATCTTCTCGCTCTATAAAAGGAAAAACAACAAAATCAAAGGGTTATGGATGTTATAATTTCTTAATTTTATGGACAACACAAATACTAATTTTAGACAAATCCTCGTAAGGAAACCGTTCTATGAGCTCACGCCTAAGAACTACATGACGCACGGCATCATGAGGGAGCAGGAATGGTCGGAGAATGTCAACTGCTACATGCCTGACGACACGCTCTACAGGCGTATCAAAACGCAACACGACTTCCTTAGGGAGTTCTATCCTTCGTCTCACAAAATATGGGACAAAGACCTCTATCCTGACATCTACAGGAAAAATCCTGAGGATGGCAAGTGGTACATTCAGGAAATCCAAAGAACGGCGTTCGCCTTCCAGCGGCTCATACACACTAAGCACACGCTGCACCTCACGGGTAACGACATCCAGTTTGAACTCGCAAGTGCTGACGACAAGAAGAACGAGCAGCTGCAAAAGCTCCTTAACACGTTCAAGAAGGAGTGGTACATGAAGGACATGGAGGTGAGACACTTCGAGGCGGTCTCTGCCTACATGAAGGTGGCGGAGGTCGCGGTCGTGGGATTCTTCGACAGCAACGGCGTCTTCGGAACGAAAACGCTGTCGTTCGACAACGGGGACATCCTGTACCCGCACATCGACTCGCTAACAGGCGAGATGACGGTCTTCGCAAGAAAATATATCGACTACGACGAACAGGGCATCGAAAAAACTGAATGGGTCGAGGTGTGGGACAAAAAGATGTTCTACAGGTTCAAGAAGCAGCTTAACGAGGGCGCGGTTAAGGAGACGATTAAGAGGATCGCTAACATCTTCGGTATCGACAACTATTCGTGCGTGGAGGAAAAACCGCATGGATTCCCGTTCCTGCCTGTCGCTTATGCAAGAAACGAGGACGGACCGTGCTGGGCGCCTGTGCAGCGTAACATCGAAGACTACGAGGAGGCTTACTCTTATCTCTGTGAAAACAACAAGGCTTATGCCTTCCCTATGCTTAAGCTCAAAGGCGATGGCGATGACATCATGGTCGTGGGCGACACTAACGGCGGAGCGAAGACCATTCAGATCACTGACACCGACGGCGATGCTGAGTTCATCGACGGAACGGATGCTTCTAACGCTTTCGCCACGCAGCTCAACAAGTCCTATGACCTCATCTATGAATTGTCGTTCACGGTTAAACCGCCTGAACTTAAGTCGGGCGACTTGCCGGGTGTGGCCATTAAGCTGCTCTTCTCGCCTGCTATCGAAATCGCGGAGAACGATGCCAAGATGCTGCATCCGTTCCTCATGCAGCTCGTCAAGATGTGTAAGTATGGCATCGGAATGGAGCAAAACTGCATGGCCTCTATGACGGCTCTGCCTATTCATGCCTGGGTGGAGGTCTATGTGCATCAAAACAAGTCGGAGATGATAACCAATATCGCTACGGCGGTGCAAAACGGGTTCTTGTCTAAACAGACGGCATCGGAGAGATGCCCTGACCTCCCTGTAACGAACGAGATAGAACGGATCATAAGGGAGAAGAAGGAGGAGCAGCAGCAGGATCTGCTCATGGACATGCAGAGGGCCGACAACGAGACGCAGAACGCCATCGAGGAGCAGGAGGCGCAGGCGAAGATTAACGCGCAGCAGAGCGGACAGGATGTCAACACGGGCGGAGGCAGAAAGGCGGGAAGACCGAACGAGTCGGGAAGGCAATACGACTCTAACGGCAACTGGCCCGGACGTAACAACTGGAATAAGTATGACCACAAATAAGGTATCGGCTTATGGCTAAGGAATACAGTTATGCCATCGACAGGTCTAAGGCCGTAGCTGCCACGGAGACTGCCTTGAAAAAGGTGGTCTTCGCGGCGGCTAAGCAGATTGTCGGCTTGTCATCGAAATACAGAAGGGGAAAGAGGCTGTCGGCGGAAAAGACGTTTCTTCAAGAGGCGCAAGGCATCGCAACGGGAATGACTGACAGGGTGGAGAATATCATCGGGCAGTATGCGCTCGCGGCAACGAAAAGGCTGAATGTCGACGAGGGCGGCGTCTCGGCGTTCCTCTCGGCGCAATATTATGGCGCCACGTCAAGGCAAAGGACGTCTGCTTATCTCGCCAATTTTGCGGAGGACATCGTCAGAATGGCGAAAGCGGGCGTCTTGATGGGATATGACGAGCAGAAAATTCTTTCTGCCGTGAGAACGGGATATAAGGACCCTTATCTCTCGTCGGTCATAACGAAAGCAAGGAGATATGACATCAACATCGCGTCACCTTCTTACGGAAAGGGCATCTTCAAGGCTGCTTATCATAACATCATCAGAAACGCACAGCAGATGGTGGCGGTGGCATGGGGAATGGCGGAGCAGACTTACGGCAAGGAACACGGCGCAACGGCCTTCAGGGTCTTCCGCGGAAGCTCTTATCCCTGCGCTATATGTGACGACGAAACGGTCTATGTGCATCATTTCGGAGACCCTTACCCCCCGTTCCATGTCAACTGCCGGTGCTTCATACAGTTCTTGTACGACAACAAGAACGGCGAACCTCACAACATTCTTTAATTTTTCTTAAATTCTTATCATCATGGCACAATATGCTTTTTCTATCGCTGTTAATAATCTGAAAAAGAAATACGGCATGTCTGATCCCGCATACCTCATCTATGCTGACCTCAGGGCGGCGGGATGGTCGCAGACAGACGCCTGGAACGTCGCGTTCCAAGGCAAGGGACTCAACTGGTCTAAAGCGGAGCTCGTAAAGGAGATGAACAAGCTCGAAACGCTCAACTCGGTGCAAAGCAGAATCGCCGATTTGCAGGGTAAAGCTCAACAGAAGGACAAATACGATGACATCTCGCCTGAAGAGCTGGCTAAGGAAACATCAAAGGAAACAATTCTTAGAAAGCTCGTCTTCGCTGAGAAAAAGGCCAAGTACGGCTCGCCCGACTGGCTTAAAATCGTGCAGCTCGAAGCCGACTACAAAAAAATCAAGCAGGACGAAATCGACAAGGAGAACAATGTCGTACATTACTATGTACCCATCAACTACCCGACAAAGTGCTCCGAATGTCTGCTTTACAAAAAGGGACAGACCGACAAAGAATAATCTCAAACGGCCTGTCCCCGATTAACAAAATTCCAAACAACAGCTGCAACCTTGTTGTTCTTGTGCTCACAGCTCCTGCTATTCGTAACGCTCGCCCACAACAGCCTCTAACGTGTGAACGAACGCTTCTTCAAGCATACTGTCGTTGAACGTAGGAAGAAACACCTCTTCGGGAAGCTTCTTCCGTTCCGCGGCCTCCATGATGATGCGAAGCCCTTGTTCCAATGAGTGGCGGTCTTCTATCATAGACGCCAGCTCGCGTAACACACTTTCCATAATAACCTCCTTTTTTAGTTTAACATATTTTCTTGTTTACCATATCCTTTCTTTTCTCCAATAATCCCCCAAAATCCCCAATTTTCTCCAAATTTCTCCGAAATTCCCCAATTTTCTCCGAAATCTCCAATCATTCAAAGTGAAAAAATGCGGAAATCCCCCGATTATTTCCGAATATTTCCCATCATCCTCAAACCCTGCTAAAAAGAGCAAATTCAACATTCAAAAATTCAACATTGCGCCATCGGCGCAACAATTCAAAATTCAAAATTCAAAAATCAAAATTCAACATTCAACATCCTCCTTAATAAAGCTCGGCTCCTCCCCAAACTCCAACCCGTCAAGTTCCTCAACAAGGAAATGGCTCTTAAGGTCAGCTTCCGTCACGCCAAACGTCTCATAGTAGATGCCTTTCGTCGTCTTCTTCTTGTTAAACTTGCAGTCGTCACGCATAACGCGCCCGAAGCGGTTCATCGAGGGTATGTCGCCGTCTTCCACGTTGTTGTCGTTACAAAACTGCAACATGCTGTCATACAACACGCTCGACTGGATCCATAACGGCACCTCGTTCCTGGCCTGACGGTCAGGGCGCATGTGGTAGGCTGTTATCCATGACACAACGGGGTTCGTGCGAAGGTAGGTCAAGATGCGGAGACGCTCGGTCTTCTTCGTGTCGGGGAACACAAACTTACGCTTCCGCAACAGCCGCTCACCCTCCAGCACCCAGTTGAACACGCCTGACAGCTCGGTCTTGATAATCTTTGCGGCTAACAGCGGGTCTTGCTTCGCCTTCGGAATAGTCACCTCAAAGTAGACATACTGCAAACGCCTGATCATGCCTAACGACGCATCGCCGCTCTCGGGCGTGTCGTTCAAGCTGAAGATGAGGTAGGGCAGGGTCTTGGCCTCAAGAACGTTCTCGCCAAGCTTACGGTAGGGCACGGGCTCGCCTGACACAAGACGCTTGAACATGCCGGTGTTCTTCTTGCCAAATTTCTTCGGGTCGCTGTCGCTTGACCAGTTGAAGATGGCGTTGCGGATAGGGTAACGCCCGCGCATGCCCTCGTCGCCGTCGGCGGTCAGCTCGGCATAGTCCATCTTCGAGATGCGGTCGCGCCCGAACAAGGCGCACATCACCTCAAATATCACACTCTTGCCGTTAGCGCCGCCGCCAATCATCATCAGGCACAGCTCTATCTTGTTCGACATCTTGCCGTCGTAGGGGTTATAGGCGTCACCACGCTGAACCAGACCTAAGCCTAAGAACATCTGTAAGATCTCCCTCTGGTCTCTGTCGGGCAGCACCTCGTCTAAAAAACTCGTCCAACGGGGACATTTGGCCTTCGGGTCGAAATCGTAGGGGTGGGAGTAGGTCACATGATAGTGGGGGGAGAATGGCAACGCACGGGGGTTCGCACGCGACAGCCCAAAGTCCACAACGCCGTTGTTGAAGGCCACAACGTCAAACTGCGGAACCAGCACGTTGTAGTTCTTGATAACCTCCATGAAAGCGTCCCTGCGGATGGAGGGACGGACCATGGCGGGACCTATGCGGAGCTTCTCTACAAGCAACTGGTATGACTGCTCCACAACAATCGTCTCTACCAACTCGTATATCCTGCCGTTGAAGATATAGTAACCGCCAGCGAAATATTTCACAGGACAGCTCTTGGCCAACTCTCTCATGCTCCTGCAAAAGCCTGACAGCATGTCGTTATATTTCTCGCTGTTTGAACGGCCCCAGTCCTCGCGGTAACGCTCAAAGTCAAAACGGTCCTCGGTGCTCAACTGCAACAGCTGGGCAAACAGCAGGTCTATAAGCTCGCCGTTATTGCGCTTCATCGCTCACCTCCTTTCTCTGCTCGCTTGTCACGCACAACGATCTTGCCCTCCCCGTCCAGGGACAGCACCTCGCCACCGTGAAGATAGATAAAACACTGGGCGTCCTCGTCACAGCACACGGACACAACGCCCCTGTCATAGACGGTCACATGAACACGGGACAGGCCGTGGACCACTATGCAGGCCCTGCTGTCATGGCGCACATAGACATCGCCCACACTATTGCCCGAATAACGCAAATCGGCTACACAGCAGCCGTTCAACACCACGGTTGAGGCTTCGTCAAGGTCCACGCGCTCATCGGCATACACGCCATGACGGTGTATCACGTCGCCAAAGTCGCGCTTCATCACGTCAACGCTCGGCCAGTCGTGCTCTATGCAGAAATCCAGACCGCGGACAAACTTGTCCACAAGCTCGTCACGGCTGCTGCCATCCGACCATTCCGAGGTCCACTGCTTGCACAGACCCAACGAAACGGCCTCTTCTTTCATTCTTTCTGACAAATCTTTCATTACAACAACAATTCAACTATAACAGTTCAACAATAACTCTCCACCCCATGAGCCGCATCCGCCATTATCAACCCTCGGCACCGTTCTCGCCTTTGTCGCCCTCAGCAGCCTCCTTCAATGCCTCTGAAGCTTCCTTCTGCTGCTTTCTCTGTCCCAGATGTATAGTCGGGGCCTCAGCAGCCTCCTTTGAAGCCTCAGCAGCCTCCTTTTTGGCCTTCTCGACCTCCTCTTTAATCTTATCAGGCTCCTTTTCTGCTCTCTCGGCCGCCTCGCGCTCTAGCCGCTCATTGGTCGCCCTCTCAAGGTAAGCGCTCATCACACAGACCTTCTCCTTCTGATATTCCATATCCCCGACAATGGTCGTGTCTACAAACATGCCTGTCAGAATAGCCTCCGCGTTCTTGCCTTCTATGCCGGGAACGGTCCAGCGGCCGTCATCGCCACAGACAACGGTCAGGGCGTCAAGGGCATCAAACATGGTGTGCTCCAAGCTCACCTCCAAGCTCCAGCCGCCGCCCACATCGCTGACACGGATATACGGAACGGTGCCGCGCGACAATATCTTCCGCTTGTCCTCGGGAATCTTCGCCAGGTCACGCAACGCCTTCATCTCTTTCTTGCTCAAAGCGCGGGCCTTCTTCAGCAACACAAAGTTACCCACACATATCTTCTTGCCAAACTCCATTTTCTTTTCTCCTTATTTTATAATAATTTAACATTAATATCTGTCTATAAGCTATCCATAATCAATCTCTCGCGTCAGTTAAACCACTTGACAGTAGTCTCTCCCTTATACCCCTTCTTCCAAATGAACCAGGCATAAGCCGCCGCGCTGCTGCCATACTTGTCAAAGTCTCCGTTCATGGCACATTTCAGTCGCGACGAGCTCACCCAAACGCGAATGGGTGGGGTAGAACGGAAGAGAGCGCGTCGGGCTTTACCTTCAAGGAATGTCAGCTTCAGGAACATCGCCACCTTCTTCCCTTCGGGGATGATGCTCAGAGCCTTCTCCACAAACTCCTGCGCATATTTGTAGGGCGGATTGGTGACGATGTTGCCGTCCCACGCCAAGTTGTCTATCGCAAGAAAGTCGGCCACCTCGCCGTACCCTCTATCCACAAGGTCGCGGCTCACCACCTCATACCCCGCAGCCTTCAGCACCCGGCTCATGTGACCCTCGCCACACGAAGGCTCAAGAATCCTTCCCTCAAACCGCTCCAGCCTGCACAGCCATTCCGTCGCCTTCGGTTCCGTAGCATAATAATCCTCTCTCTGCCTGTCCGCATCCGTATGGTTGCTCGCGCCCAACGTCTTGAACACAGCGGCCGAGCCGCCCACCCAGTCCTTAGCCATTATGAACCTCCTTTCCTGTCAAATCCACAATACATAAGCGATCCCTCCTTATCTTAAATTTCAATAAAATCTCCAATACCCAAACGAGCCTTGTTGATGCAATCACATATCCAACCCATAAGGTATGCCAGGTGCTCATTTCTGCCATTACATATCCTTTCCAAATCGCACGCATCGCTGATAGACGATAGAACGTGAAACGCCTCATGGCAGATATTTTTCATAGTCATATCTTTCTTCTTTGGGAAGACAACAAGATTACCGAAATATCCACCTGTTCTACTCACACATTCGTCATAAACCAGACCTCCGTAGCTTCCTCCGCTCATAGGCTCGCCGTTGTGAACAAGAGGTTCGCCCTTCATGTCGGTAAAGCATTTGTCTATTTCTTCTTCAGATGTATTGTACATCACCCAAAGTCTCCTTGGGTAAATCTGCGGTGTATATTCGTAATATCCCTTCTTCTTTGCCAATCGTGCTTTCATATCTCGTTTATATTTTTAGTTCTGCATCCAACCCCAGCACCCAAAGAACGTGCTGGAGCTCATGGACGTGTCGAATTTCTCGTAAGAGAGCTTGGTCGCATAAGCCGTCATGTTTTATAAAAACGGCCCAATCGCCTCCTTCCCGTACTACTGCCAAATATCTGGCTAAGCCCCACGTCTTTTTGTTGTCAATAGACCTTGTGTAGTATTTGCCAACAGTTACTTCTTTAAAACCGTTCTTGTTAAGTATTTCAGGCGTGACGGGTATGCCTTCGACATTGCGGGAACAAGTTTCCCAGAGTCTATCGTCATTATTGTTGATTGCTCTTAGACCGACAACTCCTTCTTTATCAAGAAGGTCACTTAGGGGTTTTATTTCGAAAACAGCGAACATTGTGCCTTTCGGAAATATGTAATCGCAACTTACCCTTCCCCTCACCAGGTCGCCTATTCTCAGATCTTCGGGTTTAATCATTTCTTACCTCCTTTCTTCTATCTCTTGAAAATACTCGCCATATTGCTTCCACTCGGGTTCATGAATATTGCCGACAACCTCAGACACTTGCAGCCGCTCATCACAAAGGGCAAAACACACCTTGTTATGGTCGTAACACTCTCCAACTGTCAGGTTTGGGCACCTGACAATACAGAAGCAACCACCATCAGCAAACCAGCGGACAACACCGTAAAAGTTATCACGCACAGTAACAGAACCGCAATACGAAAGCCTGCTGCTAAACTCAGGCATGTCCAAACGCAGCACGTCACCCTCGTAAACGTTCTTGCCGTTCTTGTCCCTGAACCCCGTAAACTGGCAAACAGTCTCGCGGTCAACGCTGAAAGCAATGTTCTTTGCCAGACTCTCGTCCAGACAGTGACCGAACATGTAAGCGACGTCACCATCCTCATAGAAAGAGCCATACACCCATTCCCCGTTCTCGGGCCTCTTGCCCTTAAATCTAATCGTCCTCATTTCTATAAATTCCTTTTTTTGTTAGTCAATAAGTTCAAAATCGTAAACCACAACATAGGGGTTCAACTTCCACATGTTCTGACCATAAACCCTATCAACATAAGCCTTGTAAGCCTCACGCGCAGTACCGTAACAATCGGAAGAAAGAAACACACTACCGTCCTGCTGATACACATAATCCGTCATGCCGTTACCACTATATACCGCACGGATGCCTACAGCCAGACAGTCCTTCTTGCGGATGTCCTGCATACGCTCCACACGGATATTGCGGATGCAGATATGATGGTAGGCATTCTTGGAACCTGCCGTGTTAGCAGAGATGAGAGGGACAAACTCATGGAGAGCTTCCCACAGCTCGTCATCCTTCACCCTCTCCAACACCTCCTCATAACGGCTCTGAAAAGACTGGGCAACAGCAACAATATCACCGATGTTATGTTCCGTGTGACGGAAAAAATCACCGTCCAACAGAAGAACACAGCGGCCCTTCCGGTCCAGGCCAAGAGTTATCTTCCCACCTATGCCCGTGGCTTCGCGGAAGCTCACAACCAGACGTGTCTGTGTGACACGACCGTCTATAACTGACCGCGTAAACCCCATCTTATCATTGAAATACATCTGTTTCATAATATCTTTATAATTATGTCCTCAACATTTTTTTTTGATTCAAATTAGAAACTCAAAGCCGGGGTGTGTTCTTAAGAACTTCCGTTGCTTATGCCTATGATGTGTCCACCATCTAACGAGAGAGCCGCGGTGCCAATGCTTGCAATTCTCTTCCTCCTTCATGCCGAGAAGAACACCCTCGCGACTGAGACCGTAAGGACGGTAGGCTTTAACGAATTTCTTCAGTATGCGTCGCTTCATAATTTACTGTTGATTTATTATCTTTTGTTTCTTTCTAATTCCTCTCGGCTCTCCATGATATACATAATCTAATCTATTAGTTCAAAATCATAAACAAATACATAAGGATTGCTCTCCCAAGTGCCTTTGCCGGAAATACGGTCAATAAGGGAGGCGTAGGCCTCCTGCGGAGTGCGAAACGAAGAGTTGGCAAGACCGTGATACCAATAAGTCGGACCTTCAAGCCCTACGTTGTCGTCACGCCAAATGCCTTCTTTCAGGCAGCCTCCATTACTGATGTCTTGCAGGCGTTCTACGCGGATGTTGGTGATGCTAATATGATGAGGCATAAGGTCCGCACGGACAAACATCTTATTGTTGAACCCTTTCTCAAGTCCGATGAACCACAAAAACATTTCGTTTTTGCCACTAAGACAGAGAAATTCATCGTTATCTTTCAGATCTTCATATTTCTGAGCGATGGCTATGGTTTCGCCGAGTTTGTATGGTGAATGCTCCAAGGCGTAATCAAGCATTTTTTGCAGTTCTTCACCCTCTGCTTTGTAAAGTCGGGCTTTACAAGATTCCTTCCAATCAGCAATAGATTCTTTTGCCCAACCTTCGTATGTGCCCAAACGCTCGAAAAGCATTGCAGGATTCAGAATACGTCTTGTCTGAGTCTTTCTGCCTTTAAGTACAGCCTGCGTGAGACCGTACTTGTCGTTAAACATAATCTTCTTCATACTCTATTCTTTTCGTTAATTCTCACTTGCGGCCTCCATACTACCAAATCCGTCAGCAACATGGAGCATCTACACACCGCAAACACCGATGAACGCTACAATCATGAATATATGAACCCTAAGCTCACCCAAACACAATCTCGCATCTGCACGATAAAGATACTCATTATTATCCTTCAATGCTGCATAAACCCCCATAAAACCAATAAACTTACTGCTCTTTTTGCTACATTAAATGAAGCTTCGGCCTTCAAAAAAGGCGATAACCCTCAAAACAATGTCAATAGAATAAATATGTAAACAAACGCAAACAATAGTTAATACAACCACAAACTGCATAAATATACATAAAGACGTATATTTTTGGAATACATTACAAATTTTCACACACGTTAGCAAACCAATACGCAAAACACAAAAACACCCCCAAAAAAGAAGAAAAAATTTTTTTTGTGAGGTCACTACGCGCCCTCGCGCCCCTCCCAAAGGGGGTCACCCCCTGCAAAATATTCCAAAACCCAATATTATTTAACATAATATTTGCAAACGTCCCTTCTTCTTCAAAAAATGTTTCACGCCAAACCAAACATTATTAACTTTCGTAACCCCTTAAATATCACCACGTTACACCGATATATTAATACAAACACACTTTTGATTTAATGTTTCACGAATGTATAAAAAGGTTAAACTTTGTATTTTTTGACCACTTGTCACTGACAAGGTCTGCCAAATTAAGATATATTAAGTTAAAATTGCCATATTGGCACACATTGCATAAATATTTACATTTTAAACATCTGTAAAACACTGAAACACAATAAGTTACACGTTTGTTAAAGTGTGTAAAACGTGCTTCTAAGGCGCGTTTTTTGCTCTTATATAGGTGAAGGGCGGCTAATTTGTTCCGCTCTCTCTCTTGTCTCGTTTCCCCTTGACAGACAGAGAGTTAAGCAAGTAAGGGGAAACGTTTAAACCAATTTAAGTTATGGCAAAATCAGTAAATGAAATGGCTTTAGCCGTTGCGAAAGAGTTAGAGATTATGGTTAGTGTTGTTTCAGACAGAAAGAACGACACGCTAACAGACGAAGCCTTTAAGGCAAACAAGGACTACAAAGCGTTGTTAGACACTAAGGCGACAGCATGTAAGGCAGTCGAAGCCTTTGAGATGAAAGCGGTGAAAGCAAATGCCGCATACAACAACGCCGTGTTGTTGACCGCTACAAAGGCGGTCCGCGCGTTTGGCTATCGATACAATGTTGACGCAATGAAGGCAGAAGAGTTTTTAAACTCTAAGGCGTTCGCGGACAAAGTAGCCACACACGGCCAATACCTTGACACGCCCGCGCGTTTGGCGTCGTTCGTTTCTTCTGTTTATAAGGATGTAAGCGAGAAACGTGTAACGGTTACAAAGAAAACGCCGTTGACCATTTCAGAAATTAAACTACTGTTGCAAATGGTTGCTGTTGGCTTTATGACTCGTGAAGAAGCACGCGCAAAGGTTGCAAAGGGTAAATAAGCCTTAAGCCGTTGGAACGTTTGGGAGACGCGTTAAAGTCTCCCCCAAAAGGTAGCCAGATAAATTTGGCTACCTTTTGTTATTTATAGGGTTTTCCTATCCTTAGAGGTTCAAGGCCTCGTTGTCGGTTCAAGTCCGACAAAGGAACATATAATTTAGGCGCGTTACTGCAAAGTAGCACGCCTTTATTGTATCGCTTATTTTTAGGGCGTCAGCAAACCTCGCATGTGCGAGGGTGGGGCACAACATCCCATCGAGATGCCCTGAATGTCGGTTACTTTCGTAACGCGGTCGGCACGAATGCCGCTAACTATCTTCTCTGAGTCATGTAGTTCTATCTGGAACGAGTGGCACAGGCACACGAGCGAAACGAGCGCGATCAGGTATTGCAGTTTCGCCACGACTGAGGGCAAAGGAGAGGACAAGAGCGAGCAGGACGCAAGAAGGGAACGAGTGAGGTTAAGCAATCCAATGCGCCGTAACGAACCGAGCTACCCACAGCGGTGGGAGTAGTAGAAAAATAGGTGTTATCATAATTCATATTCTAACGGCGTTGTGGCCGTGCGAGGTGGTTCCTCGCGCATAACACCGGGGGTAACAAGAGAATATCCCCCGTGAGGTATATCCGACAAGCGATTCTCTTCTGAAAGCGGTTTCATGTTAGCCGTGTAACGTTTGAGTTTGCAGCAGAAAAACATGCAGCAGCCATGCTGTGAAATGGTGGGGTGTGAGCCGCGTAGTTAAGACGATAAAGATAAAGCGCGGTGCCACGATGCACATCCCAGGCAAACGGGGCGGGGAGAGATCTCCGCTCTGCAATTACAAACCAACAAATTAGAAATGGAAAGATACACATTAAAGGAGTTGAAGCGGCTTGTGAGAACAGGAGCCGCGAAGGACATCACATTCTGTAATACGCGCAGTGATGTGCCAGAATCATATACCCAAATCGGGCAATCCAACGGCCTCTACGGCTGTAACGGCAAGCTGTTGCAAGGCGAAAGCGGCCGTCTATATGCCATAACGAAAAGAACACCCGCGCTTTTCCTGTTTTGAGAGCGCGTCTAAATCAAGAGGGTGTTTTGACACACCCTCTTTCTATTAACTAAGTACGAGAATTATGAAATGGATAAAATTTTACCACAAGGATCTTAAATCCAACCTTGTGGAAATGATAGGCATGGATTCTATCATGCCTATTGACGGCAGATTGAGTCTGTTGTCTATAAGGGCTAAAGCACAGGAGAGAGTAAAGAAGATGGAGAACATAAAGGGTTTTGTTCCTTGTGTATTTTCCATTCTCACGGGTGGTTCACTTTTGGACGCTTCCGAAAGTGAACTGTATGCTCTGTGAGGCAAAAAGGGCAGTACGATAATGTGCTGCCTTCTATAAACCAAAAATAGTACGAGAATTATGAAAGAGATTTTAAAAACAAGTACGATAATTGTGCTTGGAAATTTGTTTTTCATTCCTATACTGCTCATCTTGAGCAGTACGTTAATTAGCTGCGTCATTGGCGTGGCTTATCTTGTTGTGCTGTTCTATCTCTTGAGCAGTACGAGAATTGGTCGCAGATTTTTTGCAGCCTTCTACGCTGCAAATCTGCGCTTGGAAAAAGAAATATTCGGATGCAATTCCGAATGTTGAGCAGTACGTTATTTCCGTGAGCGTCCGAGGCGCACACCACGTTCAAGCCGTGGCACGGAACAAAGGTCTCATTAAACTGAGGTGGTCTTACAGATTTGCGGTTAGAAGTTCCCTTTGAGCCGTTTCCCACCTTGAAACAAAGAAAGGACTGAAAGCGGAAATCGAAACGCCACCTCTTTGTGGGGTGGTTCTACTAACCAACATTTTTGAGTATGGGAAAAGAGATGATAATCTTGCAGGATGGCTCAACACTGTTTGCTTCCGTAGAAGTTACAGAGTTGAGCGGTGGACATTGGCACGGCGAGTGGAACGGGCATAATTTATCGTTCCATGGCGGCGTGTGGATGGAGTAACAAACCCTAAAAAGCCACCTCTTTCTTTGGGGTGGTTCTATTAACCAAAATCAAGAATTATGACAAAAGCAGACAAGATGTTTCTCGCTGCTCTCGTGGCGAGTCACAAGGCATTTATTGCAAAGGAGAGTAAGAGTGATGGAGAATATTCCAAACGTGCTGCTCATGCCGATAGGGTAGCGCGAGAGATAGAGCGTCATTTCTCGCGCCCACGCTTCTTTTAAAAACATGGCGTGTTCATTACGCACGCCTTCTATTAACCAAAAATGATAATATGAGAAAGATAGAAGTAAGAAAGGTTAAGCGAGGTGAGCATCTTCGCCTAACAGATTCAGAGAACGCACCCGTGTGGGTGCGTGATGCGTACAACAAATTCTCAAAGAAATTTGAGGTTTACAAGTACGACAATATATGTCATTTTGCGGAACTGAAAGGTTCGCGCAAGGTTTATATTGATTAAAGCCAAAAATGCTGCTCAGGAACAAGAGCAGCTCTATTAACCAATTTTTTTGAAATATGAAGGAATTAACGAAACAGCAGCTTATCTCCGTCATGGAGATGCTGCTGTCAGATGGCGATTCTCGTAACTACGACATCGTGACAATTAAGGAAGAGATGACAGCTGCCGACTTGTTTGTTAGCGACAATCCTGCTACAGGAGAGGTTATCTTACAGCCGGGGAAATACCTCACAGCCTACGCTTGCGACTATGACTGCGAGGAACATCCGCATCTTATGAGATATTTGATGCGGGGAGAGGTGGAGTTCAAGGTCTTAGAAACCAACCTCTCCATTGTGATTCTCCTTTGTCTGGAGCGACACTAAACCCTAAACCGCCACTCAAAGACGAGTGGCTCTATTCACCAAAGCAAAAGGATTATGACAATTAACAACAAAGAATGCGGCACCTACCTTTTCAAGGTGTCGTTGTGGTGTGGCTGTGGCTATACCACATCTTCATTCAATGTCTACGCCTTCCATGAGGAGGAGGCGCTTGAGTATGTCCTCGCTTATCTTGAGAGGATAGAATACAACGGCCTTTTCTTCACAGAAGAGGAGGTGAGAGACATGGATCTTGACATCGTGGAGAAAGAGGAGATGTTTATCTACATCGACCCTACGATGACGGATCCGTCGGCACGTCCTGCCTATATCCTTGCAGAAAATGCGGGGATTGAAAACCTCGGACGTGTCGCATGACCTAAAAACGGGCAGCATGAATTGCCATGCTGCCTTCTATTCACCAAATAGTACGAGAATTATGCTAAGAGACAAAAATGCAACAAGAGAGTTTGAGGCTTCACTTTCATACGAGGTGAAGCGACTAAAGATTGCAGCGTGTAAGCTGCACAACTGTCGCATGACAGATTATATAGACCCTCGCGCCGAGTGCCTTCTTCGTGAGGCGCTTAAAGGAATTATCAGCATAACTCATTGCTGAGCCTAAATTAATCCCCACCCGCAAGGATGGGGATTTCTATTAACCAACAAATTTTAGAATTATGAAAAAGAATCCACGGAATTACGAAGTGCGCGGCAAAATGTACGCCTACATCCTTGACTCCATCTCTTCCGATGAGGTAGATGTGGAGTCTATGTCGGACAAAGAAAGAATCGAGTTTGCGCTTGATACTTTCTATGTAGAGAAGTTTGAAAACGACAGACGCGGAATGTCCGTTCTCGATTTGCTGACGGAGTGGATAAGCGGTCTGTGTTCCACCGTAAATGTAGCGTTTACAGATTACGACATCGCCCAAATTGGCACGGAGTGGGGTTATTGCAGAACCGATGCAAGTGTCTATCTGTTCGTGCGCTCATGGTTTGAGCGTATTGCCGGCGGCATACTGCGTCTTGCAAAAATCTACGGGGTGGATATGAGCCGTTTCTAACGACTGCTCATGTTCGGTTAGCCAACCTTAAAAAGGTCCGCACATATTGGTGCGGACTCTATTAACCAAAACTTTAGAATTATGATTTACATTAAGAGTTTCAAAAATTATGAGGAGTTCAAAGTTCTCTTCGGTGTTGTGGAGCACGGCAACGGTGTAAAGTCGCGCAAGAACAAAATCCTTCTGGCTTGCCTGAAGGACAGAAAGCTGCTTCATTGGTGGCTTTCGTTCAAGGACAGTTGCGACAGAAAACACCGAAGTCATCTTTACGAGAAATGTGACTATCTCCGTGCTACAAGCATGGACGATCTCAAGTATTTCGCCAAGAAGATGATGAACCGTATCGTGTATAACGATGTTTGCGGCATGGCGTCCCCTTATTACTGCATAGATTTCGGAGATCTTTCGTTCACGTTCTATAGTTCAAGCATGCGTCTTGACGGCTTCAAAGGCATTTGTGCCGATGGAGATTCCAAGGCCGTGCGCTATGAGAACGTAGAACGCGAGAAGGTCTTCAAAATGAAGGCCGGAAAGTTCATCACAAAGTGCATAGAGGAATGCCGCATCACGCGCGACTACATGCCTGAGCAGCTTAAACGCTGGATAGGCGAGGAGTTTGCCCGTGAGTGGCAGGTCTTTGCCGAGCAGCGCCGCACCGACAGGTACACGCTGCATGTCGATGATAATTTCGAAGATATTTATGACAGCGGCCGCTGTTATGGTAACTTTGGAAGCTGCATGACAGATAAGGATCAGCACACCTTCTATCGCGACGCGATAGAGGCCAAGGCGGCTTATATCACAGACGAACACGGATGGATTGTTGCTCGTTGCATCGTCTACACCGATGTGATAGACGAAAACGGCAACCATTATCGTCTTGCAGAGCGTCAATATTCAATGGGGCAAGACAATGTCCTCAAGCAGATTCTCGTTGACAAGCTTATCAAGGCGGGCGAGATTGACGGCTACAAGCGTGTGGGCGTCGATTGTCACGATAACAAGAACTTTGTCCGCAACGACGGTTCTTCTATGCGTGACCTTGTGCTGCACATTGCGTGTTGTCTTGAAGCTGGCAACACGCTGAGCTATCAAGATTCGTTCATCTACTATAACCACGACGAACAAATCTCGTACAACGACTCGTCTAAGTCCTATTCCGACGAGCTAAACACGACAGACCGTCAGTTTGGCGGCGGCGCTAATTGGTCGGACTATTACGATGAGTACATTCCAGAAGAGGAGAGCGTCTATGACGACTACTACGAGGATTGGATGTGGGATAATCAGCAATCAGACGCCATATACAGAGGCGAGAGAATCGTTATCAACGACGATCGTGCTTCGAAGAGCAACGATTGGTATTGGTCAGACCACGAGGACGCTTATCTGTATGACGACGATTGCTGCTATGTCGATAGCGTCGGAGATTTTCGTCTCGTTGACGATTGTGTCAAAGACATCGACGGCGATTGGCAGCTCAAAGAGGACTGTGAGTATTCTGACTATCACGAGGAGTACATCCCCGAGAAACGTGCCGTATGGAGCGACGCTGCCAACTCATGGCTCGACGCCGAGAAAGATTCTCTGTGCCCTGTGTGTGGAGAATGGTACCCGGGCGACGGCACGGGATTCTATTCTGAGATCACGGATGAATACTATTGTTCCGAGAAGTGCATGGAAGAGGATGAAGCGAAGTTCAGACGAGAGCATGCTCTGCTTGTTGTAGCCTAAAAATTAAGGCGGGAGGATTTTTCCTCCTGCCTTCTATTAACCATTAAAAAATAGAATTATGAAAGAATTAAATTTAGACCTTCTCAAGGCCCTTTACTGTGTGTTTTCTCCAAGCAATGGAGAGAAAAAGATGCGACGTTTCATCAAGCGTTACATCAAGAAAAACATACCCGCAGCCGTCGTCACACAAGACGCGCATGGTAACATCTTCGTCACCAAAGGTGAGGCCGAGAGCTATCCTTGTCTGTGTGCTCACATGGATCAGGTGCAGCATCTGCACCCCACCGATTTTGTGTGCATCGAGGGCCAGGGTGTCATCTTTGGCTATTCGCCCAAGCTGCACAAGCAGTGTGGTCTCGGTGCCGACGACAAGAACGGCATCTTTATCGCCCTGCAATGTCTTGAGCGTTATGATGTCCTCAAATGTGCGTTCTTCGTAGGCGAGGAGATAGGCTGTGTGGGTTCACACGCTGCCGACATCGGGTTCTTTGCCGACTGCCGTTTCTGTGCTCAGATCGACCGTCGCGGCAACAGCGACATGGTGACGAGCATATCCTTTGGAAATATCTGTTCTGAGGAGTTTGTCATGGCTGCCGATTGTGAGACTTACGGCTATGCCGTCAGCACAGGTCTCATGACCGATGTCGAGGCGTTGCGTGGCAACGGTGTCACAGCGTCGTGCATCAACATGTCGTGCGGCTATTACGAGCCCCACACGGACCATGAGTTTACCGTAATTGAAGACGTGAAGAAATGTCACGCTTTCGTCTGCCACCTCATAGAGCATTGCACGTCCGTTTATCCTCACAAAGAGGACGATTACGGATATAACGGCAACAGTAGCGAGTGGAGCCGTGGCGAGTGGGACCGTTACGATTACTGTGATTTCTATGACGAATGTCTTGACTATTGCTGCAATTGGTTGAAAGACGCCCCGCAGCTCACCCTCAACGAGTTCTTAGATGCTGCTCGTATGTATTTCCCGTTTAGCAAGAGCGGTTTTGCCGAGATCTTCGAGACGGCATCCAATTATGTCAAATCGGAAATAGTCTAACAAAAAAAAGGGGAGAGCAATCTCCCTTCCATTAACCAAAAAAAACAAGAATTATGTCAAATCTTATCCCGTGCCCAATCAACGAGAAAGACCTGTGCAGCGATGTCCTGTTCGATTGTCTTTTCGATAATGACATCTATTGCGAGGGCGAGCACAACACGCTCGTTGGCTTTCTCAACGGCGGCGTCACCACCGCCAAGTACACCGAGGGTTCTAACGTCGTAACCCTCCGCTTCCTCGAACGCCCAATCAATGAGCTCGACATGGAGCGAATAGAAGAATGGCTCGGCATCATCCGAGACGGTGTCAACAAAAATTTGTCATCAAATTACGAAAAAATGACGACAAACATCAGCTTTCACAACAACAGACATGTCTGCAAGGTGCTCTTCACCTACCTTATCTATGAGTAACCTTTTCCTCAAAAGCCTCCCTTGCAAGGGAGGCACAGTTTAACCAAAATTATGAAATTATGAGAAAGTTCAAATGCGACTACCACTATGTCGACGACCTCATCCGCCGCTACGAAGAGGAAGGTGGTCAGGTCATCTGTCTTAACGACGGCTGTCTCGCTTCTGGCGAGTGGCTCCTGTTTGACGACACGAACAAGAAGAAGTGTTTTTACACTTACGAGCTTGCGCTCAACGGGTGGTCTTCTTGCCAAGTTGTACATGTCTACAGCTGCTGGGACAAGCTTCCCAAAAAGTACAAGAAAAAGGTAGAGAATTACGCCCTCTATGCGTAAATCCCGAGAAGGCAGCGCAGCCTGAAATTCAGCGTGTCGGAAAGACAACCTTTAGTGACCCGCTTCATAGAGCGCCGCACAGTGCGGCGCTACAGCTGGTAACATCAACCGTTTATAGCAATTGTGCCAGGTCTTTCACACGCTGTGCCCTAAAACCGACCGCCTCACCCTGTGTGTGGCGGTTTCTTATTCACCAACAAATAAGAATTATGCAACACACAGAGTTTATCGACGCTATCTGTGCCAAGGTAGACGATGGCGCACGTTTCATGGTCAATCTCGAAAAACGCACGCTCCGTCTCGATGGCCGCCTTGTCAACCTCGACGAGGTTGATGTCTTCCGTGTCGATGAAGCGGTCATGTTCCGCTGCATCGAAGATCTCTATTGGCAATATCGCCATTCTGTCCCCTCGGAGAGGTCCGAGTCTCACCGCCGACGCTATTTCAAGGCGCTGCCTGAAGACGGGCTTTCTGACGAGGACATGATCTACGGAGCTGCACGCGAGACCGCACGCTGCCGTCTCGAACTGTTCATCCTGCTCATGCTTCGCAGCGGCCAGCTATGTTGGCACGAACAGTGGGGCAGTTGGTTCTATCAGTCGCCCTACGAGAAAGAGTTCATCATCCTTCGTGCGTGGGTAGAGCCCAAAACTCGCCAGACAGCCTGAAAAACGGGAGCAACGCCATCCCTTGCTCCCTCTTTTAACCATCATTATTAACAAAAAAACAATAGAATTATGAAAAGAAACGTCATCATCTCAGGCGAGTTTACAATCAACGAACTGACAGCACCCAAGCCGTCCAACGCTTCCAAGCCGAAGACGGCTGTTGACCGCATCGCTGCGCTCAAGGCAGCAGGCATCGACACATCGTGCTTCTTCCCGATGGGAAGCGACATGGTGGTCAAGGTTGTCGACGGTGTACCTGTCCAGGTCCTCGACGACGACCCCATCTATCAGAGCATAGCTTCTGGGGGCTACGTCAACGTCCACCCGCTCTTCCGCCGTTTCGTCATGGCGCAGATGTTCCGCTTGCTTCGCCGAATGGAGAGGTCGGGCGAAAGTTTCAACGCTCTCGTTCAGCATAACGGCTACGAATATCAGTGGCGCATGCTTGAAAACGAGCTCCATGCCATCGCGAAGATGCAGGAGAACAACGACGCCGCTTGCTTCTCGCAGCGCATCCTGTGGTTCAACCAAGACGTGGTCTCAGCCATGATAGACGACTATCTCTTTAAGCTGCGTTCTCATGTCGACAAGCTCTCCCACCGCCGCAACAAGCGTGGCGAGATGGTTTATAAGCACACCTGCAAGGGCATGCCTTACGTCAAGATTGCTGGCAAGAACGTCTTCCTCAACGACATCGGCAGAAAACTCTATACGCCTGTCGTCAAGGCTTCTCTTGCCGTCAAGCAAGCCAAGTCTTACAGGGAGCTTTATCAGCTCGTCGTCAGCTTCAACAAGCAGCGTCCGCATCTTAAATGGAGAACCAAGCAGGCCGATGCGTTCATCAACGCCTACAAGGGCGCGGGTGCCTATTTCACCATGCGCAACCTCGTCATGTTCCATGGCGCACGCTTCGCGTCAAAGGGCGAAAAGGCGTCTTTGCGGCATGTCGAGGACAAAGCTCGCGAGTACGAGAAAGAGGGCTGGCGCATGATGGGTGTCATGAAGCAGCTCATCGCCGACGCTGGCATCTCCATCGAGGACAAGGTCCATGAGTGGAAGGTGCAGAAACAGCAAAAGTAACACCTCTTCAAGCCGCACGGCGTGTGGTGGACGGGCTTCTGTTTAACAAAGCTCTTAAGAACCAAGATCGCGTCTTCAGGAAGATTTCCTGATTCCCCGATCTTCTCTTCAGAAGCTTTCGTATCAATCCTTTAAAGCAAGGCCCGCGCCCGTGGCCGCACGCTTCCCAACAGGGTCTGCCTCCAACGGCAGACCTTCTCAAAACCATTAAACAACAGAATTATGAAAGAAGACAAAATCCTCCAGATGCTCTTCGAGCCTCAACGGTGGCAACAGGCCATCAACAAGGGCGTAGACAAGGGCATCGACAAAGCAACGCTTTATCAGCTCACAACGCCAGAAGCTCGCGCTCTCCTCTATCAGCGCATAAGGGACGGGCAGTACAAAATCATGCCGCCCCATGCTGCCCTGATACCAAAGGACAACGGCGACTACCGTACCGTCTATGTCAACGAGCCTGTTGACCGGGTGTTGCTGAGCGGCATCAACGACCTCTTGTTCGACCTCGCGCCCGACATGGTCCACAGCTCATGCAAGTCTTACCAGAAAGGCATTGGCTGTGGCCGTGTCGTGCAGGAGGCTTCGCGCATGGTGTGTGCTGCCGAAGGCAAGACGATAGGCTTCAAGTCCGACTTGTCTAAATATTTCGACTCTGTCCCGCTCTCTTTCATCGACGCGATCTTTGACCGCATCGAAGAGATGCACGGCCAGTCCGCGCTCATCGCTCTTCTTCGCAGCTATTACCATTGCGACACGTTCTTCGACCCCGACGGCAACATCTGCAACAGCTATCAGTCCCTTAAGCAGGGCTGTGCCGTGGCTGCATGGCTCGCCGACGTGCTGCTCTGTCACATCGACGAGAAGCTGTCCTGTCTTAATGGCTATTATGTACGCTATTCTGACGACATGCTCTACATCGGCGACGATTATGCTCAGGCCATGACCGTCTTGCAGCAGGAGCTCGACAAGATGTCCATGAAGCTCAACCCCAAAAAGGTCGAGTATCTCGATTCCAACCATTGGTTCAAGTTCCTCGGCTTTGCCGTCAAGGGCCATGACATCTCGCTCTCTCCTTCGCGCATCAAGACGTTCCAGAAGGAGATTGAACGTAGAACCGTCAACTGGCGCGAGACCACGCTCCAACGTGCGGTCAACGCGGTCAACAAGTACCTCTACAAAGGCTTCGGCTCCCACTCATGGGCCACACAGGTCTTGCCCATCATCAACGTCAAGAGAGACGTCTCCATCCTCAACACGTTCGTCCTCGACTGCCTGCGGGCCGTTCAGACGGGCAAGAAAAAGCTTGGTGGCCTCGGCTTCGACAAGATGCAGAAAGACGGCTGCATCGCAAGGGGCAAAGGCAAGAATGTCAGGGCCAACAGGTTGGCCACTGAACAAATCATCGAGGGTTATCTCACCATCGGTTGCGCTCAGGCCGCCATGCTCACACGCAGGGCTGCTTACGACGCTCTCGTAGACAACATCTGACCCCTCATCCTCCGCGCACACGGAGACGGACAGCGAAGCAGCTCAGTTTAATTTTCCTATAAGACATCCAGAAAGAAGGGCCCTTATTCTTTCAAGACAGGGCATCCCTGTCTGAAAGGAACAAGGGACCTTCTTTCTGGTTCCTTACAGGCAATATCAATCCTTTACAGCCATGTGCCGTCCTGCTTGGCTCCCGCCCTAAAACAAGACACGCCCTTCTCGGTGTGTCTACAACCAAACCACACACACACACGCGCACCGCAGCGCATCTCCCTTCAAGCATATCTTCGTTAACATGCCTGATGACCTGATACGATGAGACGAGACCCCGCGGCTCCCGTCTCATCGTCCGATCATCACCAAGATCAAACCCTTACAGCAATGCGGCATCTTATGTGAGAGGGGAGAGGGTTTCGCGAACCCATGACGTGTCAGGACAATTCCCTTTAGTGAACCCTCTGCCAAACATCAACAGGTTCCACCGGCATCATAAGCCGGTATCACCTGGATGTCGTCAAGGCTTCACATCAATCCTTTACAGACATCGCGACATGTTGTCAAGACACGTCTTTTCTTTAACACCTTGTGTTAATTAAGTGTTAATGGGTTTGGCAAAACACAATGTTATTGCAAATATTACTACCTTTGCAATAACCTAAGTAGAACCTTAAAAACAAGAATTATGTCTAAAATCGTTCGGGCGCAAGACATTCTCAAAGAGAAGGGTTTTGTCGCTCCTGTCTTCGACACAGCGGCTTTCCAGGCCGATGTGGCAATGTTCTTCCGTGACCATAGCGTTGAAGACTATCTGCTCATCTATGTCCTTAGGTTTGCCGACTTTAAGGACGCTCCAAAGTCGGGCTTCGCGTCGTCGCTCTTCGTCACCTCTGCCGAACGTTTGTGTGGCGAGGTCTTCATCGGCTACGCCGTCCCTCCCGAACTCTTGCGGCAAGAGCCTGACGGTCCTCATTTCGGGACCCTTCAGGACGACGAGATCAGCCGCCCTCACATCATTGTTGACGAGCCGTTCGCCGCCAACGCCGTTGGTCTGCTCAAGATGCTGGGCTTCACCGTCGGCCGACGGCGCAAGAGCTTCGGCTTACCTGTCTATAAGGTCACGCTCTTCTGACACACCCCTGCCTCAAATGGCGCGTCCTCGTCACGCGCCCCATGTTAAACCAAAACTTTTAGATATGAAACATCTTCCGACAATCCCGACGCGCCGTTGGACGGTGTTGCTCTCTTCTGAGCAACAGAAGACTTATGCCAACGCCATCCGTCAGGGCTATTTCTCTACTTACGACGGCTACCGTTGGCGACATACGTTCTACGGCGCGTATATCTGGAAATACCCCGGTCGCATAAAGGTGCTCAACATCTTTCGCGACATCTTGGGGCGGGCTCCCATGTGGAGCGACATCACCGACGACAACCTCCGCGACTTAAAGGCAGAGCTCGACGAGGCTTATGCGCCCAACTCGGTAAAGACAATCTGTGCCGAGATCAATTCGATCATAAGTGCCAACGCCGACTCCAAGGACATCCCGTCCATGTCTTACGCAAAGGTCCTGAAAACCAAGAAAACGGTCACACAGGCCGTTTATCTTACAGACGGGGAAATATACCGTCTCCACTCTTATCTGCCGCGCACGGCAAAAAGAAGGCACATCAAGCGCATTTTCATGCTTGAGTGTCTGTGTGGAGCGCGACTGTCCGACTGTGTGCGCCTCTCGCCCGACAATATCTCGCCCGACGGACGCACCATCACCTATGTCGCGCAGAAGACGCGCCGCGAGGTCACGGTGCCTGTCCATCCGTGGCTGCGCCAGTACCTCACACCGTCTTCGCCCACCGAGCCTGCATCCGTTGCCGTATCGTCCTACAATGAGGGCGTGCGCTTCTTCTGCAAGGCTTGCGGCATCAACACAAAGGTAAAGATCTTTCAGGCGGGCAGGGAGCAGACAGGCCCCAAGTGGCAGTTTGTCTCCACCCACACCGGGCGGCGCTCTTTCGCCACAAACCTGTCGCTTAAGAACGTGCCGCTTGAACAGATAGCCCTCATGATGGGTCATCTCACGGGCAACGCCCCTGACATAGCCATGACGCAGCGCTACATCGTCACGCGCCTCCAGCTCTCCCCGGCAGCCTTCCAGGCTTTCCGTCTGCCTGGCTCCGAACAGCTCGAAGCCGAACAGCTCGCGCTCCACTCGCCGTCGCCGTCTTACGACGACCCTGCCATAGCACAGGCGTTCGACAACCTCCCCGACGACACCAATGCCGTCATCCCCGAACGCCCGCAACCCGACAGCCTCACGCATGCCATGTAGCAGCGTGTGGCTTATGTATGACAATAAAATCTTTTAAGAATTAAGAATATGGAAAGAAACTACAAAGCTTACAGGAAGATCCTCGCCCAGTACGAGGACATGACGCAAGACCTCTTCCTCGACATCAGGCGTGGCGTCATCACGTCTTTCGAAGAGTTTGAGGCCAAGTACACCGACCTCAGCCGTCGCTTCACCGATGCCATCGAGCCGACAGGCTATCACGAACAGCTCAACCCTACGATCTTTGAGCTTATCGAGAAGGCGAAGAGGGCGGGCGACTCTCTTGAAGATTTTTCACAGCTCTTCCTCGGCACCCTCACCCTTTTAGAGTTTCCCGACGAGCAGCTCAACGCTCTCATGGAGCCTCAACAGACCGAAGACGATGATCCCTTCTGGTCTTCTGTCTTGCCTAAAGACCCCGAAGACAAGTAACAAATAACATAAAAATAACCACGTTTCAGCCCTACCGCATTACGGCAAAGCGGAAAGAATATGCGAAAATCAATAGACACTTACATCAAGGCGATAGCTCACGATAACGAGCAAGAAATTCGTGAGAACTACATGACAGTAGCCGACTATATCATCAATGATGCTGAGAGCTGTACAGGCTATTACGAGTACTTTGACGATGATGAACTTGACGAGACTGGCGAACCGACAGAGGCTCAAAATCGAGGAGTTGAAGGCTTACCTCCGTGAGCACTACACGACACCTATAGTGCACCGTATCGAAGACATTATGCTCACTAAGCATAGTAACGGAAGCGACAACCTCCAGTATAAGGCCGACGGCAAGACGTATGAGGTTGATGGCGAGTTTTACGTTGATAAGGAATACCGTCTGCACCACACGCACATCTTCGAGAACGGCGACGAGCAGGAGATTATAGTACCCTACAAGAACGGCGAGCATACGTTATAACAATCAATACAGAGCAAGCATTTGCTCTAAACTTTAACAATTATTTTCAAAATTATTATGAACATCAAGAAATTCTTTTCCATGGACGCATCAACGACAGCCCGAGTGTTGAACGTCTTCGCACGCCTTGGCTTCATCCTCGCCTTGGCAATTGTAGTCATCGGCTTCTGCCTGTGGTTCTTTACCGACGACTACTCTAACAAAAAGTTCATCGGCATCTTCATGATGAGAGAGTTTTTCCCTTACATCTTTGGCGCATGGTTTGCAGGAGGTCTCGCCGTGCTCGTCAAGGCAGCATCGCTCTACATAGCCGAGAAGCAACCACAAGACGAGGAGGACGACGAAGATTAAACCATGACCCCATGTAAACCCCATGTAAACCCCATGTAAAAGAGCCCTGCTTACAAGCGGGGCTCTTCGTCCCTCAGACCCTGTTTTTGCCCCAGTCTGCCCCAATTTCCCAATAGGTCCCGTCCGACCACAACAACCCCTTATATATTATTGTGATACGTTGGTGATACGATTACGATACGATTGTAACTACCCTATAATCAGTACGTTACAAGCCTCCATGATGTATCGTGTATCACAAACGGCTCACCCTAAAATCGTATAACCTATTGTGTATCAGTCTTTTACAAACCGTATCGCAATCGTATCACTTTCGTTTCATATCGTATCACCGTTTCTATGGGTTCTATGTCGCTAATTATCAGCCTTTTACGGCATAAAAATCCACAATCAGACATCAAAAATACCCAAAAATCACCAAAATCCCACTTTTCACCTTATTACACACATGTATATAATAAGGTACATGTATAAAAGCTAAGGTCGCGCGTTAATGGATTAATTAATATATAATAAATATATATATATATTATTTATGTTCTTTCTTTTTGCTTCTTTTTCTTTGTAAACTTTTCGAAAGCCAAAAACTGGGTTTCTACAAGACCCAAGGTTTGGAGAAAAAAACGGGCTTTTTCGCGCGCGCGTGCGCGTGAGCATGTGTGCGCCTACGCATATACGCACACACAGGCACACACCCATGCCAGCACACAATACACGGCAGAAATTTGTTAAATCCGTGTTAAAGCCGCAAAAAATCTTGCAGGGTAGCAGATTATTCCGTAAACTTGCGGCCTAAATATAATCTCTTAAAATATCAAAAATCATGAACTTCAAAACAATTCAGGGTCTTTCAATACCCATTCTATTTACAATTATCCCCATCTGCGCTTTTCTTCTATTCCAAAATGGGTGGTGGATGCTTGTCTGTGTTGTTATGCAATTATTTGCGTTGGGAGCTTATGTTATTTTTACAATGATGAATTTCACAGGTTTAACAGAGCATAAAAACGCGAAAGGATCTGATGTCTTGCTATATTCATTTGCAGCATCCATGATATTGCCATCTTACATCTTGGTGCTGTTCCCCTTTTTTATGGAAAGCAGCAAATTTTTAAACAAGATAAACTATATTTTTGGCGCACACTTCCAAACTATATATGAGGGAGGGCTAATAGTCGGCTTCATAACCATCGCCTATATTGTGTACTCATTATTTGCCGTTGCCGGAATTTTTAGTACATCTTTGTCTTTAATAAAAAAAGGCAAGACCAAGCCTTTAATGTACGGATGGATGTGTACGGCTTTTGTTTGTTTGGCTGTCTTTACGGCATACAAATTTTCCTTAACTGGGTTTGACGCTTCTTTGTATCCTTCTTCCTATGAAACCCAAATGCAAAAAGAAGAACATGAGATAGACCAGCAAATCGAAGCCGACAAATATCGACTAATCCAAAAGGCCGTTAACGATTATCGTCGTCAAAGCGAATAAAACTCCGACCTTATATCAGACGCATGACCTCCCTTGAAATTGCTGAGGTCACAGGTAAACAACACGCTCATGTGATGCGGGATATTCGCAACATTTTGGCGCAAGGTTTACAACAATTCAATTTTGAATTGTCGTCCCCACACCAATGACAGATAAATGATTATTATAAAAATTCTCCCTCAAAAATTTTGTTGTTTCACGCAAAAGCCTTAACTTTGCAGTGTTCAATAATCTACGCGGCAGAGATGCGAGCTCTTCCGCAAAAACTTTTGAGGGAGGGCTTTATTTATGCTCGAAACTTTTGGGAAAAAGATATGCCTTTGGCGTATCGCCCCTTGCATACGCTGTAATGGCGTGTGCGTGCCATCCGCGTAGAGGCATTGAACAAAGGGTAGCGGTACGCCCTTTTTGTGTCCGCATAGTTCAATGTTCAAAATCTACGTTTTATGGACGAATTAATGAAGCAAGAAACAATGAGTTCACTGCTAATCGCAGAAATTTCCGGTAAACAACACAACGATGTATTAAAAGCAATCAGGAAAATGGAGCGTTCGTGGGAAAAGATAGCTGGGCGCAAATTTTCCCTCTGCTATTACACAGACCCCAACAACCGAAAACGCCCAATGTTTCTACTAAACAAAGAAGAGTGTCTTTACATTGCCACAAAGTTTAACGACGAGGCAAGAGCAAAACTTGTCCTTCGTTGGGAAGAACTTGAACGCAAAAACGCTCCTCAGCTCCCCTCAACCTACCTCGATGCCCTAAAGGCTCTCGTCGCCTCCGAAGAGGAGAAACAGATGCTCGCTGCCGACAACGCAAAGAAGCAGCAGGCAATCGAGATGAAAGACGCACAGATCGTCGAGCTCGACACAGCCGTCAACAACATGAAGCCGAAGGTGTCTTATGTCGATAACATCCTCCAGTGCAAGGACACAATCAATGTCACGCAAATCGCACAAGACTACGGCATGTCCGCAAAGGCCTTCAACGTCCTGCTGCGCAACCTGAAGATACAGCACAAGGTGGGGCAGATATGGATAGTCTACGGCAAGTACCTCGCCAAGGGCTACGTCCAGTCCGAGACCTTCACCTACGCCAAGGCCGACGGCACACAGGGCGTGCGCACGTTCACCAAGTGGTCACAGCGCGGCCGCCTCTTTCTCTACGACACCCTCAAGTCTCACAACATCATTCCATTAATCGAAAAAACCTCAAACGACAATGAACAGCGATAAGATACAAATTTCAGACGAGATAGCATCGGCTCTCTTCCACCTCCGTGCAGCAAGCTGCTGCCTTGAACGCTTCATAGAACAGACCAACCCCGAGAAGGGACAGGACAGCAACGCCTACGGGCGCAAGTACGGAACCTTCATCCAAGGCTACGACACCGCCTACAAGGCCGTCATCAGCATGGCAGAGCAAGAACTCACCGACAAGATGATCGGCGTTTAGCCCTCCGTTTCCCAAGACCCGGCCGCGCTTCTCTTCTCTCTGTGCGCGGCCGGGCTTTTTCTTTTACGCCTTGTTGACGTAACCGATAATCTTCTTCACAGCCCCGTCAATCTTCTTGTTGTCGTAGCTTATGTATCGGCTCGTCACGTCCGTCCAGGCATGGCCAAGACACAAGGCTATCGTCTCTCTCGGAATGTCAAGCTCCGCGCCGATGCTCGCAAACGTGTAACGCGCCGTGTATATCGTCATACCGTCCACAATCGGCTCCCATTCCATCTTTCTCATCCTCCCCACCTTGTCGGGAACAATCCTCACAGGACCAATCTTCTTCAGGGCAGCGTTCCAGTGCGCGTCAAAGTCCTTGTGTGACCCAAACCTGTCAAGTGGGCACAGAAGCCATTCTTTTCCCTTGTAACGCTCTATAATCTTCCGGGCCTCCGTCGGCACAGGTATGTCATACAGACGCCCCGTCTTGGCCCTTTTGTAGCGTATCCTGCCGTTCTTCAGGTTTTCCTTCTTCAGGTGCAGCAGGTCAACGGGGTTGATGCCGCACAGATAGAACACAAGCATGAACAGGTCCCTGTACATGCACCGCCAGTCATCATCCAGCGGATAGTCCCTCACCGCGCGAAGCTGCTCAACCGTAATGTTGTTTATCGCCACCTTCTCGCTTTTAATCTTGTAACGCCTGAACGGATATTTGTCCGTCCACTCGTTGTCGATGGCCCAGTTGAACACCGTCCTTATGTTGCGAAGCATGATCGACTGATAGTTCACGCTCACGTCACCCATCGAGCGCACAAAACCGTCAAGCCACCTCACGTCAACGTCCTCAAACGTCGCCTTGGCGTCATAGGCAGCCACCTTACGCGCGGCAAGGTCATACAGGTCGCGCGTCCCCTTGCGCTCCTTCGTGTCCGCAAAACGCTCGATATAGTGAACCAGCGTCTTCGCGCTCTTCTGTCTGTTGCTCAAGATGAGCCGCAGCTCGTCCTTTAGCTCGTCAACGGGCATGTTGTCGCCCCGCAACAGCATAAACTGGTCAACGGCCAGCAGCTTCTTCGCCAGCACCGCGTTCTTCGCCGTAGCGCAAGGCTCTCCCTTCTGAAACGCGCGGCCCACAATGTTGTTCACCGCACAAAGACCTGTAGAGAGCTTGAAACGCTTGCCGCAACCCTCAAAAATCAACACCACGGGCGCAGTCCCGTCCTTCTTCTTCTTTGTGAAATCCACATAAATCCTGTACTTCATAGTCCTGTTATTTTGTAACGGCCTACTCCGTCTCCAGTCTATAAGGCTATATGTCGCAAGTTGGCTTATTTTGCATTTGGGTACGTTGAAGGGTACGTTTCTTTTTCTCGATAGACCTCCATAGACCCTAATAAGCCATTTTCAAATTAGCCTAAAACGCGAAAAAGCAGCCAAAAAATGACTGCTTATTTTCTTTAACTCGCTGAATGTTAGATATTTATGTCAAGAGCGACAAACGGGGCTCGAACCCGCGACCCCAAGCTTGGGAAGCTAGTGCTCTACCAACTGAGCTATTATCGCAAGGTTATCATTTGAGCCGATACCCGGACTCGAACCGGGGACCCACGCATTACGAATGCGTTGCTCTACCAACTGAGCCATATCGGCCTTGCAGAACTTTTGAAAGAGGCCTTTCTAAATTCGGATGCAAAGATAATGTATTTTTCTTTTTACGCCAAATCTTATGCCTATAATTTTCTGCCAAAACTCATTTTTGCCGTTTTTTTGAGCATGTCGTTCGCTTTTGCTTTGACAAAAGATGCGCCTATACCTTATTATATTAGCCGAGCATAGTTGACAAGTTGACGATCAGACAAGTTGACAATCAGACGATCAGACGAATGGACGAGTTCTTGCTGAAGCAATCGGCAAAGCCGGGCGGATGGGCTGGCAAGGTGATTTTTCAGCTATAAAAAAGTTTAATAAGAAAGCGTATTTTATTATTAACTGTTTTTAACTGTGACAGAAATACATTTTTACACATTTCTTTTGTGGCTTTCATTTTTTTTCATTTACTTTGCATGAGCATAATGTAACTAAAAACTTTATTGGTTATGACGAATACTGCAGACACAGCAAATCTCTGTGGCCTGAGACGAGAAGATTTTCAGGCCACTATAGATGGAAAGGCCACAGACCTTTACATCCTCAAGAATAATGAAGGCAACGAGGTTGCCATCACCAACTATGGCGGAGCAATTGTGGCTATCATGGTGCCCGACAAAGATGGAAAACACGCCAATGTGATTCAAGGACACGACAACATAAAAGATGTGATGGAGTCGCCTGAGCCTTATCTCTCTACGTTGATAGGACGTTATGGCAACCGTATCTGTAAAGGCAAGTTCCAGCTGCATGGCAAAGAGTATAGCTTGCCCATCAACAATGGTCCCAACAGCTTGCATGGCGGCAAGAAAGGCTTTAACGCCAAGGTGTGGGAGGCGCTTCAGATGAACGACCACACGCTGGTGCTCAAATATGTAAGCCCCTACGGCGAGGAAGGCTTCTCGGGTGAGGTGAGAGTGACTGTGGTTTATGCTTTCAATGACGATAACGAGTTGAGCATCGACTATATGGCCACAACCAACAAGAAGACAGTGGTCAACCTCACAAGTCATGGCTTTTTCTCTTTGGCCGGCATTGCTGATCCGACACCGACAATCGATAACTTGGTTTGTGAGATAAACGCCGACTATTATTTGCCTATCGACGAGACATCGATACCTACAGGTGAAATCAGATTCGTGAAAGACACGCCGTTCGACTTCCGTAAGCCCAAGACCGTGGGCCAAGATATCGATGCCGACAACGAGCAGATAAAGAACGGAGCAGGTTACGACCATTGCTTCGTGTTGAACAAGAAAGAAGAGGGCGAACTGAGCTTCGCTGCCAAGATAACAGAACCCGTTAGCGGACGCACCATGGAGGTATTCACAACCGAGCCTGGCGTTCAGGTCTACACAGACAACTGGGCTGACGGTTACAAGGGACAGCACGGTGCCACCTTCCCACGCAGAAGCGCTATCTGCTTTGAGGCACAGCATTTCCCCGATTCGCCAAATCATCCTTATTTCCCGTCTGTGGTTCTTAGGCCAGGTGAGCAATACACACAGAAGACGGTTTATAAGTTTGGCGTTGAAAAATAACAACGGGTCTAAGCTCATGATGAAAACACATAATAACATTTGACAATAAAACGAATTGTAGGGCATCCGTATGGGCGTTCTTTTTGAACAATCCTCACGGTTGCCCCGCATTTGTGCATGAGTAAGCCCATAATGACAATCCACTGCAACAAGTCTACTGCAACTTTTGTTTTTATCATTTGACCATCAATTCAGACAATAAAAATCAATTAATATAACTAAATCATAAAACAAAAA